ACCGAGCCGGATGGGCTGGACCAGCAGCACAACATGCCAGCATTCAAGATGAAAGCGCCGACCACGGTTGAGATTGTTGACGCGCAGACGGACGCTGTGAGCGTATGACAGACCAAGAATTCAAGCAGAGTCTGACTGATTACCTGAAGCAATTCAGCGAAGGATTCGAGCCGACGGTTCCGCTGTTCCACAAAGATGACGGATCGATCGATCGCGAGAAGACGCTCAACCTGCCGTGTTTCTCGGGCTATAGATGAGAACCCTGCTGTTTCTCTTGGCTGCTGCTACCGGATTCGTTCTGGTAGCCAGCCGCAAACCGGTTCAATCGTACAGATTTTCCAAGTCTCAGTTCCGGCAGTTGTGTTTTGAGGCTGACGAGAACATGACCACCGCAAGGTTCGAGTGGCTGTGGGCCGGTATCCAGGTTCAAAAATCGAAGTATCTCAATTAGGAGAAGTATGAACCCTTACGTTGTTGCAGTTCTCTACATCGTCGCCGGAGCAGTCGCCGGGTTGGTTATACGCGGCATCATTGCAAAAGCAGCAGCGCGCAAGAAAGAAGCGCGGGAAGCCTTGGATCGGCGTTTGGAGTGGCTGAACACAAGGATCCACGATGTTCGTATTGACGGCACAAACGGGCTCGCCGAGATACACCAGTCTCTGCACAACAGGCTCAGCGCTGCCGAAAACGCATTACAGCACTGGAAATCCCCAAAGAATCCCGCCGAGAATCCCGCCGGGAAAAGGTAAAAGCATAGCCCGTGAACAAGCACTATTTTGGTTACGGCATTGCGCTCCTGATTGTATTGTTCATCGGCGTAGCCTGGCTGCGCTCTCATGACGCCCGCCTGCGCATGGAAGGCGACATCCGCGTTCACGAGGAACAGGCCAAACACAATGCCGCAACGGTCAAGACCAATGATATCGTTGTCGCGGGTGCGCAGAAGACAGTCGTAGCCGCGGAACAGTCGAACGTCGTCATCGACCAAAAGACCAAGTTGCAGCTCGCCGGTCTTCAGGCCCAGTTGAACAGCAAGCCGGATGCTGACCAGATCCGCAGCATAGTCCAAGCGGCTTTGCCAGGCGTGCAGACCATAGCCGCAAAAGATGCTGCAGGAAATGCCGTCCTAGCCGTGGCCGACACCCAGCAGAACCGGGACGCCATCAATTCGAAAGACGTTGAGTTCAAAACCTGCCAGTTCAAACTCTCTGACTGTGAGCAGAAACAAGCCAACTTCCTGTCGATCATCGCCGCGAAAGACACACAACTCACCGCTCAGGCCGGCAGCGTGGCAGCCCTGAAAGACACGATTGGTGCGCAGAACTTGACCATCAAAGAGCAATCTCGGTTCGGCAAAGGTGGAAACATCTGGTCACGGACCGGGCGCGTTCTTCTTCCAATCCTGTGTGCCGGCGCCGGTGCAGGTCTTGGCGCAACTCAGGGCACCAAGGGCGCCGCGATCGGCGCGCTGACAGCCGGCGGAACATGCGCGTTCGCGTTCCACTTCTAAGCCATGCCTACCAAACTGTTTGAAAGTCTCAAGTGGTTCGTGAGAGCGATGTTTAGTGAGAGTGGGGAAGTTTCCTCGGCTCGCTGCTTCACGGCCTTTCTGATTCTTTATTTCAGCACCCAGGACGCCTGGTACTTCCATCGCGTAGGCCATCTGATCGACAACGCGACGCTGTTAACGCAGCTCACCGTAATGACCGCGTTCTATGTAACGAACAAGACCGCAGCTGTCTTCGACAAGCCGGGAGCACAGAAATGATCTCCTTCCTGCGCTCTCTGGTCCACGTTGCCAATCCTTACCGCTCCTTCCCCTGGTGGACGGTTACAGCATGGCTCTCATGGATTGCTCTCACTCTCGGCCTCTTCGGTGTGTTTGAGACGCTGGGCATGAAGCGCTGGCACGGGGCCGTACCGCTTACCTGGGTGATCCGTGACGTGGTGCCACATCTGGTCTTGCTGGCCTTCGGCGTGTTCTGGGTAGTCCACTTCGTGATTCAGCACAACCCGGCTGCGAAATAACTTATGACAAAACTCCAGATTTTTGCCCTGCTCGTCAATCTCGCGCTGATTGTGCAGATGTTCCGCAGCGCTAAAGCCATGAACAATAGTGGCGGCGAAGATGCCATGGGCTCAATGGTAGAAACGCTTTTCTATCTGAGCGCCTTTGTGGTGTTCGATGTAACTGCAACGATCATCCACTTCGTCGCGAAATGAAGCCGGTCTGCATCTGCTCCTACGTTACAGGTCGTGACCGATTCGGCAGGCTGTTTGTCGATCGCAAGACCGAACCGAAGTGTCCGGAGCACGGAACCAAGGCAACTGAGAATTAAATGCGCAAACTTTTTAAAGCCGTAACCATCGAAGTTCTCTCCACCGACAACAAGCGCGTTCTGACTCGTCACCGGTTCGTCGCCGACGAGAGCAACAAGAAAGTCCGGTTCACTGAAGCCGGTGTCGATCAGGTCATCAACACCTTCGTGACCAAGTTCGAGATGGAGAATCCCGGTCACAACTACCGCCTGGCCGAATTGGCCGGTGCAAAGTTCCGGCTCGTCTGGGGCGACCACGCTCCACTGAAGGCGCAAGAAATTGACCCTGAAGTCCTCGACGCGCAGAACAATCACGGTCAGCCCGCAGCTTAGCTCCCCTTACCTCCCATGAAAAAACTCCTCGCTCTTCTGCTATTCGTGTCTTCGTTCGCCTTCGGTGGATCGGTGACAGGTCAAATTACAACCGCGACCTCCGGACCCATCGTCAACGGCACTTTGACTTTCTCTTTGACCCAATCGGCAGTCCAGGCTGGTACGGCCTCGATCGCGACCTCAGCGGTAAGCTGCTACACCGACCGCGGCGGCAACATTGTCAGCCAGCCCGATCCGCTCGTCGCTCCGATCGTGACGACCAACACCGGCTCCGGTACGCTGGCTGCGGGAACCTACTTCACCGAATTTACTTACTACGACGCTTCGGGAACCTCATTGGCTTCGTTTGAGACGACCACGGTCTTGTCCTCGACCGGAACCCTTATCGTGGCGCCGCCAGTGCGTCAACCCGCGACGGCAACCGGCTGGAAGATATTTATTTCATCGACCTCAGGAACCGAGACGCTTCAATCTACTCAGACGGGCTTCAGTTCGTCTTATCAGCAGAGTTCGGCGCTTGCCGCTGGCTCTGCCCTGCCTTCGTCCAATACCAGCGTCTGCAAAGTTCTTTTCAACGACCAGTTAATTCCGAGTGGGACGGGGTACAACGTCGGGTTCGTCAACGCCTCCGGATCGAACATCTCAGGCTTCCCGCAGAAGTGGTTCCTCTCCGGTGGCGCGGCAGGCACAGTGAACGTGTCGAATGGGACGCCGCTGTATTCAGGAACGGTGCAATATCCGCAGGCGATTGTTTCGAGCCCAGGCTTGAGCGCGCAGCAGAGCATCAACGGGCCGCTGAACTTGAACGGGTTCGGACTGACGGCTGGAACGCTGGGGGTAACAGGAACAACAACGCTTGCAGGTACAGCGATTCCGGTTATTGGCATTGACCCAACTTCGAGCACTTACGGATGCTCGACTGCCCTGACGGACAATTCCACTTGTATGCAGGCAGCGATTAATGCAGCGATCAACACAAATACGTGCCTGATTCTGCCTTTGGGCGTTTTTAAATATGCGACCACGCTCAACGCAAATATTGGCATCAATGGCCTTTGCATGAAGGGCAAGGGGATGCAGCCGAACGTTAGCGGCAACTCTATTTTGAGGTACATGGGCAGCGGAGACGCCATCCTAATCAGCAATGGTGGAAACGCTTTTACCTTCGCCTCAAATTGGGAAGATGTGGTTATTCAAGCGGGAGCGAATGCCGCCAATGCTGTTCATGCAATCGACCTCTCGGAGTTCACCTTCAGACGTGTAGGAATCTGGAATGATTTTCTCGGCCATCAGTTTACAACTGCATGGAACTGTGCAGGCTGCAACATCGGAGCATGGGATGGCTGGATCGTAGCGAATGCGACCAACGCAGTAAGGCTTACCGATACCCCCGAAAGCCCTTCAGCGTCTCTGACTTTTCTCCATGCCGATACTTTTCAGGTTACGAATATCTTCGTGATTGATGGGCAGGGCAACAACATTGCCGACATTGCTGGATGGCATGAAACACAGAACGTTGTTCTGTTGATTGATGACACATCGAAAACCACAGGACTTCAGGCCATCTATTTTGACAACACGCGCTCTCTGTTTAATGGTGCGATCGCTACTTATCCCGACTCTCTTTTCATGAAAGTCAATAATGTGGCCGGGAAAATAATGGCCCTCCACCAAGTAAATTTTGACCACAGCACATATTTTACAAATCAAACCGTTGCTTATCCGATGACAGTGACAATGGCAAATGCCAGCTCTGCTTTGTGGCTTGGGATCGGCGGGAACTGCTCGTTTCAGGGAGCGACGACGGGGCTTCTCACTTCATCTTTGGTGGCGCAATCTCAACTGAAGCTCAACACCTATGGGTATGAATCCGTAAACGCCTCATTCGCGGCCCTCGGTACATTTGTGGGTGGCTCAGGCGCACAGAATACCCAATACGAATACACGGGCATAACGGGCAATGGAGGCATCACGCTTAATTCGGCAACCAGTTTTGTGGCTGTCGGGGTAAATCCTGCCGCTTCTGGAGTTGTTCGAGTTCCAAACAATGTGGCCATTGCTGCCAGAAACGCCGCCAATAACGCAGACGTGAACCTGGTATTTCTGGACGGCAGCAATCAGGTAAATTTTGGAGCCACCGCTGTTGATCCCACGGCCTTTGTCGCGCCTCAGCTATTTTCCACCATAGCAACCGGATCACTGCCGCTCGTAATCACGAGTACGACTCCTGTGCCAAATTTAAATTCCAGCCCAATCACACGTAACGCCGCCGGGACGCAGCAGGTAGCAACGCATATCGTAAAGGACACCTGCACATTAGGAACTAGCTGCAGTGTGACCCTAGCTGGATCATCGGTATTCACCAGCAACGCGACTTACGATTGCTTCCCGCGAGATGCTACCACGCCAGCCAATGCCGTGACCGTGACCAGGACTTCAGGCAGCGCGCTTGCATTCACAGGCACAGGCACGGATGTAATCAACTATGTCTGCGTCGGCAACTAGAGCTTGCAGAAGGCTTGTATCTCATGGACGGGGCGGACGAACCGAGCGGCCGAGCGCAGGAAGTTGTACAACCTCATGCCGCCATTGAATCGTACGGCCAGTTCAGCGGCGAAACGGTCATAGCCAGAGGGCTTAACTTCGCAACTGAGAACTACCAATTTGCAGGCAGCAAGGAAATTATGAAATGTCTGGACATTCCACGAATATAGATGATGGTTTGGGTTTTTGGCAGAGTAGGTTTTGAGGGCGCGCTCAAGGGGCACCACGAGGATCACCAGTCCGCTTGATTTTGCGACTCGCCTCATTTCGGCAACAGCAGACGCGGGATCGGAAAGATGCTCAAGAACGTGAGAGCAGATAATCCTGTCGATACTGCGATCAGCAATTCCGGAAAGATCAGACATGAACTCGATGCCGGTGGCCTGCAGACCGGCAGCGTAGGCACTAGAAATGTCAACGCCAATGCGCCGTTTCACGTTCAGTCCGAGAATATTCCAGCCGGGCCCAACGCCGTATTCCAAGACGCTTCCGTTGTGTTGCATGTAACTACAAAACTTTGATGCGCGGTATTTCGTAATCAGTTCGGCGGCTTCTGGGGTAACAGCATGAACGGTTTCATGGTAGCCAGCAGATGAGTAAATCAGGTCGTTCGCTTGCATAGGTTGCACATTATACCCCAACTTTTATCTGGCCTTTTGACGCCCACGCCCGGAACAGGCAGTTTCTCCCTGCCCGCCCGGAACTAGAACCGCAAACCTTAATTAAATTCTTACCCTCCAGAAAGACTACTCGGCCACTGGCCGCAAACCTATGAACCCACCGTCACCACAGACATTCTTTACCGAGCACATCAAGCCGCACGCGCCAACCTACATAACCTCGGTCGCAACAAGCTTGCTGTTTCTCTCGACCATGATCTTCAACTATTCCGGCCAGTCTCAGCATGCCAAAGACGTCCAGATATCGCAGGGCACAGCGATAGAACAGAACCGCGAGCAGATCAAAAGCCTTCAGGACCAACTCAACAAAGAGGGAAGCGTGGTAGCGGTCATCGGCCAGTTCAAGGAAGATACCACCAAGCGGCTTGACCGCATCGAGAGCTTGATATTGCGCGACATTCACTTGAACCAGCAACCGGCGCACTAAGGCCCCAAACACTCTGCTTTACTCAATTCGCGTACAATTACACCATCCCCCAGACAAAAGGAACACGGGCCCCATTAACATGAAAAAGATCCTCCTCTCCATCCTCGCTGTAGTGTGTTCATTCACAGCAGCTACCGCTCAGGCTCCCTCAGCCGGCGGCCGTATTCTCGTTTCGCGTTACGGCGCGTACCAACTCCGCGGCGGCTCGACAGTAGCTTCCGGTGCAGCCACCATCTCTTTCCCAAGTTCTCAGTACTGCCAGGTGGCCGTCGGCCAGCAGACGATCATCCCCATCGCGACGACTATTCCCTTGAAGATCGTCGACGACACCAGCGCGAACACCGAGACCGTGACGCCTTCGGCAGTCTCAGTCAGTGCCGGTGTGTGCAGCTTCACCGCTACCTTCTCGAACGCTCACAACTCTTTCTATGTGACATCAGGAACCGGCGGGTTACAGGAAGCGATGCTTAACAACCCGAACGGTGGCGTATTTCTTCTCGACCAGAACTCGACCACGACCGACGCAAATATCAAAGCGGCAACCTCTTTCAATCCGTCTATGGTGGTTGAAGACTTTCGCGGCTCGGTCAACGCAGGCGCAGGACAGCCGATTTATTGGCGCATGAATCCTAGTGCGGTTACTCCTCTGGCAACTCCGACTCCAGCCCCGCTGCCCACTACCACGACCGGCGCGCTGACCTCAAACGCTTACAAAGTAACGACCGCTTACGTCGATTGCCTGGGTGGGGTTAGCCTTGACTCGGCTGAATCTCTCGCGACCGCGACGACTACCGGTGTGGTGATTCCGTCACCTGCAGCCAAGACTGGCGCCTGTGGCTGGTTGCCGCGTATCTCAAGCGCTGGTGGAACCGGTGACGAGACGCTGGCGGCATCGCCTCTGCTCAATTCTGTATGCTCGCTATCGAGTACTGAGACGGTGATACCGGCATGCGCGATCGGCTCGGCTGCAACGATCATTGCCAATCCGACGACCACGGCAAAGCCAAGCGTTGAAGCCAATGCTTTTGCAACGTACACGCTACAATCTTTCAACTCCCTGCCGCCTCCGGTAGTGACGAGCTATCCGTTCGGTGTCTTTGTCGCGACCGCAACATTGAATTCCTCAAACGCTGATGCCGCGCAGCTCGGTCCATTCCCGGCTGGCTACTTCAATAAGCTCGGTGGAACCTGGAAACTTTGCGTCAAGGGTGGAACCGCCACTCAGGTCGCTAGTTCGTTGCTTACGGTAAACATCAAAATTGCTAACGAGTACGCGCAGTCTCCGGTGACGATCTCTTCTTTGGCATTCCCAACGCAGACACAGGCCGCGGCTGGAACATTTCAAGGATGTTTGCAGTTCCAGACCTCAACGACAGGTGCAAGCGGCAAGTTCTGGGCTTCGACTCCTGACGGGCCCTGGGTGGACTTCCTGAATACGGCTCCGGCAACGCAGGTGGTCACGGCTGACGCATCGGCGGCGGCATCGTCCGCGGTCGACCTTACCAAAACCAGTTACCTGAGCATTAACCTTCAGGCAGCGAACGCCAACAATATTACGGTGCCCATCGTAAACTCAGTGTCTTTGGTTCAAATCCAGTAATCACATTTTCGAGCACGTCTCCTTACCGGGGGCCAGAGATGGCTCCCGTTTTTATTGCCCCAAGGATCCATCCATGCCACCGATGAACGCCACAACGACCTCAGCTCCTTTGCAGCTTGAGGCCGTGAACAAACTCCCGAAGAGCGCACCCAAGAAAAAGAAAACCATGGGCCAGCGTTTGATGGGAACGAAGGACAGCTACTAACCCCATGCCCAAAACTACGCTTTACACCATGAACGCCGCTGCCGGTGCCTTTACGGCAATCCCGGCCACGATTCCTTGCCGGTACGTTGAGATCCGCGAAGACGAGTCAGTCGCGGCGCAAGGCTTGATCTACCAGCGTCCCAACCTTGACCGCACATTCTCCGTCACTGAGACAGTTGGAACTCCGGGGAGCCCGGACCAACCGCAGATCATCCTCGGCAACAAGCTGGCGTCCGGCAACGCGAAGAGTGCTCTACTCGGCCTGCCAGCCCAGAACTCCGGCGGCTCTGCAATTCCGGCAACCACTATTTTGCAGATCAAGTCGAAGGGCGCAGGCGCGAACGTGATTCGCGTGATTGAACACGAATAAAGTCTCAATGCGCTACTTCCCCTTTGTCACTCGCAGCCATCACGAAGACATGGTTGCCGAACTACGCAGCCAGCTCGCGGCCAAAGAATCCGAGCGCCAGAAGTTTATCGACATCCTCGCGCAGATGGGCTGGGGCGTAAAAGTCTTTGGCTCTGACGACCAGCCGGAAATCGAAGAGACACCGGAACAAGCGCAAGCCAGTACGCCGACGGTGCCACTCTCTCGCATGCGGCCCAGCCAGGCAGCGCGCGTCATCAGCCATCAGAAGCAGCGCGATTACGACGAAAAGTTAAAGACCGTCCGCAGGGACGAAGTACTTCAAGGCGTAGCCGCCATCATCGGCGACAAATTAGCTCGGTAACAAGAAAAACCCTCATAACTCATGGCCACACAAGCAGTCGGTTTATCCGTCCAGAAAATTCCTGTGCAACAACAGCACGGCCAGGAAGTAACCGGGGACGATCCAAAAAAAGACAACGCGCAGCCTGACGCGACAGAACTTACTCCAGACGAGCAGAAAGAACTTATCGAACTGGTACGCAAGTACAAGCAGCAGTGGTATCTTGCCCGCCGCTTGATCCTCAAAAGGGTCCTCAAGGCGCATGATTTCTTTAAGGGCAATCAGTTCATCAGCTTCGATCCGGAATCATTCCAGTGGTTCGATGCTCTGGAATCGGCCTTCTCCGGTGACCAATCCGGCGCCGATCTGGAGATGTACCAGTTCGCGACCAACTTCTATCAGATGTTGGGCTTCGCTTTTGTTGCCGCTCTTTCGTCTCAGGTTCCCAAAACGCGCGCACTGCCGGAGAACGCTGAAAAAGAAGAAGACATTGCCACCGCCAAAGCCTTCTCGACGGTGCAGGAAATCATTGAACGCAAGAACCAGATTGCCAGCCTGCACAAGCAGGCGCTACTCGAACTATGGCTTTCAGGCTGCTACTTCCGGCACACCAGGTACGTAGTCGATGCCGACGCGGCGGGAACACACAAAGAACCGTCACTCCAAATCTCGCAACAGGTCATGATGCCGGCGCGGTACTCATGTGCGTCATGCGCGGCCACAACACAGGCACAACAGGGTCAGCAGCAGGCATGCGCTAACTGCGGCAATCCTCTGAGCGACCAGGACTACTTTCCTGAAGAGCAGATGGAGATCCCAGTAGCGCAGGAATTCAAAGATGTGGCCAACGGTATGGTCACCATGGACGTTTACGGGCCGATGCACGTTGACGTTCACCCCCGCGCTGGCGATCTGACCGAGACACCGATATTGAATCTCGACCAGGAAGTATCGGTCGGTGTGCTGCGCTCGATGTTCCCGGGCAAATGGGACGAGATCAGGAAAGAAACCGGCGGCTTGTCTCAGGACAGCACGCAGGAAAAGAATAGCCGCAACATCATCTTCGGTGAAGGCAATGGAAGCTCGACGCTGATGCAGGAGCAGTTGCCGACGTACTCCAGAACGTGGATCCAGCCGTGGGCCTTCAATGACATCGACGACAAAGTAAAAGTCGATAAGTACAAAAAGCTCTTTCCCGATGGCGTGTTGCTCTGCAATATCGGCGACACCTTCCTCGACGCGCAGCCCGCGAAGCTGACCAAAGAGTGGACGCACTGCGGCACGGTAAAGAAGAAATTCGGTATGTTCCCGCCAGCCGTGGGCGATGCGGCAATTCCGGTACAGGAACGCATCAACGACACCGGCAACATCACGCACGAGTACATGGACCGGCTAGCCGGTGGAATCATCCTGGTCAATCAGGATGGTATCGACACCAATTCCATGGCCGGCAAGCCGCTAATGCCCGGTGTAATGAATCCGGTCAAGCTGCCGAAAGCGCTTCAAGCCTCACGGCTGGCTGATCAGATTGTGCAGATCAAATGCGAGCTCGACAACAACATCTATGGCTACACCGACAAGCTGGTCTTCTGGATGCAGCTTCTTGTCGGCACCCCGCCGCAAATCTTCGGTGGCGCGGGCGATCCGAACGTCCAGACCAAAGGCGGTCAGGAACAGCAGCTATCAACCGCTATGGGCAAGCTGGGCAGCTTCTGGGATGAATGCCGTGATGAGAACGCCAAAGCAGCCGAACTCGCCGTAAACTGCGCTGCGGAGAACATGAACGATGATTGGTTCGACGTTGTAACCGATTCGTCGGGCCAGTTCCGCAACGAGTACGTATTCCTCGACGACATGCGCGGCAGTATCCATGCCTATCCGGAAACTGATCAGGGCTTCCCGATGACACACTCCGAGATATCGGCATGGTGGAACAAACTGATTGAATATGCAGCCGGTGGCAAGAACCCGCTGGCGAACGCGATCCTCGACGAACCGGCGAACCAGGAGCAGATTGCTATCTGGACAGGCGTACCTGGGCTGGTAGTTCCCGGCAAGGAAATGCGTAACAAGGTCATGCAGATCATTGACCGGCTGATGAAGGAACCGCCGGTGCAAACGATGGCCCCGGTGCCGAACCCTGCCGATCCTACTGGTCAATCACAGATCATGCAGCCGATTACCATGCCGTCAATTCAGCCCGACCCGCTGACTGATGACATGGGAATCATTATCGAGGTCGTCAAGGAATGGTCGTACAAGAATTGGAACACAGCCGACGAGGACCCACAGCACTGGATGAACGTTATGGGGTACTTGAAGCTGGCGGTATCGTACCAGCAGAAAAATCAAATGGCGCAAATGCAGATTGAAGCGCAAGCTGGCGGCAAGCCCGGAGCAGCATCCAACGGTCAGGAGGAATAACTTTCATGCGACTATATGGCGATCCCGTCAGCTACACCGGAGTAAACGGCAAGACTCTTACCGCGCTGGTCATCGGTGTGCGCACCGAACCGGCCTCACACATTGGAGCCAACGGCGAACCCTTGCTATCGCTGGCCTACTTCACCCCGGGCTCAACCTTTGGTACAGCCGATCCGGTCATCGTGCACGATGTTCCACACAGTTCTGTCGAAGGCGTTGTCGGCGTGGGACGGTGGGAAGATTACCAGATGGAAGCTGAGCCGGAACAGGCAGCAGCCGCAGAAGTTCAACCTGAAGGCTGGAAGCAAAGCACCTAACTTGCCATGTCAGACGAGCGTTACCGTGAGTTGCCCAACATGCTGTATTGCGGCTCAAGGGTAGGACACGTTGGCGCTCTGGACATCTTCTTTCTGAGAACCGCAAGAATCATCTGGGATGATCTGGAAGCCGCGATAGTAGTCAGAGCAGGAGAGCCAGCAAGAATAAATCTCGACACCGATCCCGCGTAACACCCGCCTTAAAGCAGTACCCGACAGGCCGCCACCGAGCGGCCATTTTTATTGCCCAAAACAAATCAGGAGTTTTAAATCATGCCAGTAGAAACCGCAGCCCCCGCAGCAGCCGCACCAGCAACCACTTCAGCCCCGGCAACCACATCCGCACCGGCGACCACAGCGGCACCGAGTACCGCAGCGCCTTCAACCGGTGCAGCCGTAGAAACAACCGCGCCCGCGACTACCGTCGAAGCGCCCGCAGCGGAGACCAGCCCCTTTGAAGGGAAGTCGATTGAAGATGTGATCTTCAAGACGCTCGACGAAAAGCGCCTCGCCCGCGAAAAGGAAGCCGCCGGGCCGACCACGGTCGAACCGACCGAAGACGAGAAGCTGGCTGCCGAACTCGGCACGGAGACTCCAGAAGAAGTTAAAGCCGGTGAAGTTAAGACCGGCGATGAAACGAAGGCAGAAGCCGAGACCACCAGTGAATTCGACCTGGACGAACCGGACTTCTCGACCAAATGGCTGGATGATCTGGCCAAGGAAAACAAGATCACCTTCGCCGACGAACGCGCCAAAGGACAGCTGTTCAAGGTCGTGCGCGAACACAGCGAGTTCCGGCCCATTGCCGAAATCTTCGGCGGCGATCTTGAAGAAGCGCAGGCCGCGCAGACCGGCTCGGTCACCTTCCAGCATTTTGACGGACTCTACGAGAATGCCCACACACCAGAGGGCACGAAGGGATTCCTCGAAGCTCTTGCTGCAAAACAGCAGCAGGAGCCAATCATCGGGCAGGATGGCCAGCCCGTTGACGTAGTAAGCGCGCTGTTTAACAACATGCGCGAGATGGACTTGAAGTATTTCGAAACGCAGTTCAAAGCAAAGGGAGACGACGAAGCCCTTGCCGCGTTAGACATTCTCAGGGAGCGTATATCGCCGAATCGCGCCCCGGCGTCAGAGGAAGTCTCACCGGAATTGGCTAAGCGTGAAGCTGCTGTCAAAGAGCGTGAAAATGCGCTGGTTCGCACCCAGCAACAGCAGAGCGAGAGCGCCCGTACCCAATACGAGCAGACCGTTGCCACTGATCTCGATACACAGATCAGTAAAGTCATTGATCCGATCCTGGGGAAAACAGCATTCTCGCCGGTGATTCAAGCCGACGTAAAAAATAAGATTTTCGACCGCGTAATGGAAGCTCTGGACAAGAGCCCTCTTTACAAATCGAAGTCTGAAGCGCTGTTGAACAAACCCCCAACCGCCGAGAACAAGGCCGCATTGATGGCCTTCAAGATGAAGTGGTTCAACCAGGTTGCGCCACGAGTCATGAAGGAAACCATCAGAGAGTACCGCGACCCGGTAGTCAAGGCGCAAGCGGATCGTGACACAAAACAAAAGCACCAGGAAACACGCAGCCGGGTAGAACCAAAAGGCCCGAGCGTATCCACTGCTCCAGTAGCGCAACTCACCAAGACACAGCAGATCACGAAGATGACCAGCGATCTCGCGACCAAACTCGGACGCCAGCCAACCATGGAAGAAATCATCCAGGGAACACTAGCAGCCGCGGCACAGTCGCGAGCGGCGAGGTCTTAACTCCCAACCAATTCCGCTACCCGGCTTGAGCGCGCAATGCGCTCGCCACCCATGAGGCTCTACCTTGCCACAACTGACAGCTACCACTTCCGCTGCACTGCAGTTGGAAGACGTCAATGACGTAATCCCTGTACTCGTTGAGCTTTCGAACAAGCTCGACGCTCGTATCAAAGACAACGGTCGTGCGACCCAAGTCTCCACCAAAAGCTACCGCGTTCGCATCCAGACCGCCGACGTGGGCGACGTTGCGAAGTTCAACCTTGAAGGCGGCACGCTGCCGACCGGCGGATCCTCGACCTGGGACCAGTTCCTCGTCACTCCTCTGGCGTTCGTGAAGCCGATCGAATACACCCGTTTGGCTGATCTGACCGGTGATCCGAAGTCGGTAGCCAGCGAGAACCCGGTATCGAAAACGATTGCCGATTGCGTCAAGGGCATCCAGGTCCAGCGCGATATGTTCCTGCAGACCGCGGGAGACGGCAAAATCGGCCAGGTCCTCTCGACCTACGCCGGTGGCGGCGCCAACCCGATCACCCTGGAACCTTCACCCTGGGGCGCTCGTTTGATGCGGCGCGGCCAGAAAATCCAGGTCATGACCAACGCTTTCGCCCTGCGTGCGACGGCCGTCATCACCAACGTCGTGAAGACGCTGGGCGCAACCCAGTCGATCACGGTGGACATCGTTCCCGCAGGCACGGTCGCCGGAGACTTCATTGTCCTGGCCGGCATTGCCGCAGGTGGCGCTGATCCGTTCATCAACGGTCTGCCGGTGTTCCACTCGACCTCGACCGCTGGAACCTTGCTCGGCATCTCCCGCGCCAACAACTACGTTGTGGCGAACGGCGTGAACGCCAACGGCGCGCAGATCACTCTGCCTGTCCTGCGGCTGGCCATGAACCAGGTTCTGGTTGAACTGGGCGACGAAGCGCTGAAAGATCAGCTCTTCCACACTCACCCCTCGCAGTTGGCCGCGTATGAGGAACTGGGCTTCAAAATCCAGACCATGTACTCGGACTCCGGCAAGTTCAACGACAAGGGCTTCGACGGAATGCTCAACACCCGGAAGATGACCATTGACGGGTACGAGATAATCTCCAACCTGCATGCCGACAACCAGGCGTGGCACTTCACCAACGTGAAGAGCTGGGGCAAGGTGAAATGGGGCCAGGGAACATTCTGGTTCAAAAACCGTGGCGGTCAGACTGTGTTCCAGCAGTACGACACCACCACCGGCACCCCGAAGGCAGTCGAGAACAGCTACCTCGTGGATTGCATTCAAACGTACGTTGACAATCCGAAACTGTTGTCTTCGGTCACGAACGCGAAACTTCCAACAGGAAATTGATTTATAGTTTGGCGGCATCTTGTTCGTATGCTATAAACGCATATCTTCAAGGTGTCGCCAACTATGATTCGCTTAAATCTACTAGTTAAGACATGTACTCGCCATCCGGCGCGCGAGAAGTCGCTAAGACATTTCACCTTCCGCACGACGGGCAAGTACAGCAAACAGTGCAAACGTTGCTGTCAGGTAGCAGCAGAGAGAATGGCCGAATACACCAGTAAGAATGGGGCCGACGTTAGGGTCAAGGCGCGTGATCGCATTCGTTCACTGCGCAACAACATTCTTAATTACTATGGCGGCAAATGCGCTTGTTGCGGTGAGCCACGCAAGGAGCTACTTGCCCTTGACCACATCAACGGTGGTGGAGCAGAGCACAGAAAAGAGATCGGGGATAGTGGAACAGCAATACTGTGGTGGATACGCAGCAACAATTACCCGCCTATCTTTCAAGTGCTCTGCCATAATTGCAACTATGCCAAAGGGAAGCATGGTCTACCCTGTCCACACATACAAGAGCGCACTTTGCACCCGATAGACAGAATGGTGCGTAGTTTTACTCTTGCTGGCACCGTGAACTAGAAACTAGTTTTACAAATCAACCCGAATGGGCCGCTCTGAAATATGGGCGGCCCTTTTATTTGAAGTGAGGATTTAAAGTGAGAGACGACCTGAAAGGCGCAGTACGCGCACCGGAAGCGATACAGGAATTTCTTGAGAGTTACGGCGGCAGAACGCCTAACGGCGAACCGATGTGGCGGCTGGTGCTGTGCTCCAGCGTTTATTGGAAGCTGGCCGGTGACTTCAAGATATGGGATGCCGGCGTACCGCTGAATGAGCGCGGCGGCATTGATATGTGGCACGGCGGGAAGCAGTTTGATACCCGACCGATCCGCGTGGAGTCCGGCATGGTGGAGCGGAGAAAGTATCCCCACATTGAAGGCTGGATTTTACAGAAGTGGTATCCATCAAGCTTCTACTCAAAGGCATTCTGGGAAGCGCCGGAGAACGCGATGTTCGACGGTACACCGAAGCTCGGTCCATGGCCACAGTTTGGCGACTATGAACTTATGTCCGGCCCTTACGAGCGCGTACCAACGACCGACACGTTGCGCACCGAGATTGCCGAGTACCACAACAGAATTGAGACCGCACCGGCATCGATCGAGCAGAGAACACTCTTGGCGCTGGCGGCGGCACAGGACGAAGAAGACCAGTACGCAGCGCGGCTGGATTCAAAGCTGGATGCTTTCATTCGCGACCGGTCAACCTACATCAAGAGTTCATCGCTTGAGGCCGGAAGGATCAGAACTGAGTTGGCCGAGCGCTGCGGTATCACCGAGCACGTCGGCGCTTAAAGGGCTGGCTTACTACCGTGCCAGCCCCCGCCACCGTTTTGGCAGCACCAACTACAAGGCGCGCCTCAGGTAGCCCGAGATCAGAGTTTAGCAGTACCCCGCACCACACCCCACAAGAAAAGAGAGCAGTATGGACCCCAACTATTTAGAAGGATCAGAAGTATCCACCACGGCAGCATCGGCAATCGAGAAGCTGGCCATCAACCCACCGACCGAACAAGACTTTGACCGCGAACGGACGCGCCAGCGCAAGACCATGGGAGCGGCCTTTGACGAAATTTACACCAAGGCCAACACCGACGAAGGCACCGCGCGCCTTTTGAAAAGCCAGAACGAAGAGATTCGCAAGATGTCGCGCATCGGCTTCAGTAAGGTCACCATCATCAACCTGCTGCCGTTCAAGCTCCAGATCAATGGCGTTCTGCACTCACGGTACAACACGGTAGTTCCACCGGCACCGTCAGAGCCGCAGAAAAAGGGCGGCATCCCATACGCTCGGCGCGTGCTCGACAGGATCTATTTTGACCACAAAGACCTTGGCTCAGACATGCAGGGCATCGACCAGTTCATTGCCGTGCCGTGGCTGCCGATCGAGTTAGCGCAGGATTTCGATCGCGAGTACAACGAGATTCAAGGAACCGGCGCCGTCTTTTTCTATGAAGGCGACAAGATTCCCGAATCCAGCGAAGTGCTGATGCACCAGCTCAAGGAAGCGCAAAAGAACCTGTTCAAGTGGTGCGAGAAACGCTGCCAGGAAGCCGATCTGGAATTCGCCAACGACGAATCGCGCAAAAACATCACCGAGACACACCGCGAAGCGTGGCGCATCCTGAGGCGCGACAACGTGGTCAAAGACGACGACAAGCCAGCGTGGCTGCACTCGCTCACCACCAATCGCGTGGCTCCGGAACTCTGCCCTGGTTGCGACAAGCCGAAAGCCGGCGCTGTGTGCGTCAACTGCGGCAACGTCTTCAAGCCGCTGATTGCCTACCGCGAAGGCATGATCGAGTTCGGCCATGTTTCTTTCCAGAAGATGACCGACGACGAATTCAAGGAAGCGCAGAAACTCCAACAGACGCGCGCCAAGCGCACAGCCCAAATGGGCACGAAGGCCGGTAGCTAAATCACTCCATGCTCTATTCCGATCTGAAAGCAAGAATCCAAGACCTGGTGGACGATCCTGCCGGCGAGTTCTGCACTGCCGACTACATGCAAGCCAAAGTTGCGCAGACCTACGACGACCTCTACAACAAGCTGCGCATGACCGGTGCGCAGTTTGACGAGTCCGTCATAGAACTGACGAACGTCAAAGCCGGAACGTCCGACCTCGGTGACTACTTCGCTTCCGGCAAGGAACTGGAACTTCTGCTCCGTCCAGAGATTTTTGAGTGGAAGCTGACCGGTCAGGATCCGACCAACTACCGAGAAGTCCGGTTCGTGAGCAAGGTGCCGGATGTTCAGGCAGGCCAGTACATCGTGTCCTACGAGTGGAGAAAAGGAAATATTTACTTCACTCCGATCACGGCGGCGGTCGATATCCGCATTCGCGGCGAGTTCTTGTTCTCGGCCCTAAAAGAAGATGCGAACCCGATTCAGGCCGGGATCAATGTGGGCAACGTGCTGGTGTACTGGACATGCGCGTTGATTGGAATAGTGCGCGGCAATCCGCAGTGGGAAAAGAGTTATCAGTTCAAAGGCGACGTGGCGTTCGATGATATTGCCATCATGCTGACCAAGGCCGACCAGGCCAAGGTGCAGCGCGTGGGAAGAACGTCGCGGCGCAGGTCGCGCAATCGGGGTTACACCATCCGGTAGTTCCAAATATTTCAAATTCACAAGCACGACACCCGCCCGCGAGCGGGATTTTTTACGCCCCTAATGCGGGCAGGAGAAAACACACACCATGGCAAACACAATGGCTCTGCAGGAAGTGCAGACCGGAAACAACGTTGATGTCTACATCTACAAAGTCACCCTGAGCGGTTCCTATGTTCAGGCCGTACGTGGCGCGAACACCGGCGAGCAACTGAAACCCTTCGCCGCATCCAACCCCAACTTTCTACCCAAAGCCTTCCCAGGCAACAAGGGCTTTAAGCGCGGCTATGTGATTCAAGGCGGCGCTGGTAACGGTACCGAGATCATCCCCGGTGCTGACATCTTTACCTGGCTTCTGAAATTCTTCTCGGCCGCCAACACCGAACTGGCAGCCGCAGGATACAACGCGGCCGTCACCGGCGACGTGGATTTCATGGTTGCTTTCGAGTCCGATCCGACCAATTAACTTCCTTTGGCGAACTTCACCGGCTTTACTGCCCACCCAATCGAGCGCTTCACTTCATTGCAGGAGCAAGATTCTGCCGACAACCTGCCTCTTGGAGTTGCCGCTGTAGCGCGTAATGTCACCTATCACATGACAGGTGTGCGCACGCGCTGGGGGATCGGGCAGACGCTGGGGAATGTGGCCGTGGGATTCAACACGTTGAAGAATTTCCCGGTCACCGGGCTCTACTCGTTCAAGTACAACGGCAACGGAGTCACCGTCGACAAGCAAGTTCCATTGGTCTACGACCAGCAGGGCAACATGTTCATTGAAAGTCCTGCTGGTTCGGGAACCCTTGTTCCGGTGGCTCCAGCCAAAAATTCTGACGGTAACAACCTGGTCTCGCTTCCAGCGGGCTACCTGCAAGCCTCGCAGACGCTTAACCGGGCCTACCTTGCATTCACCGATCTCACAAAGTCTCTCGGCGGGCCAGCAGTTTACGACCTGCTCACCGGCATACTCGATCCGGCCAGCATGAAGCTGTTCGGTTTCAAGTGGACAGCAGCAACTGCTGTTTCGGTCGGTGAAATAGTTACACCATCACCAGTTGCTGGAAACAGTCATTCATACCGCTGTACCACGGCAGGAATTACCGGCGCGGTTGAACCGATCTGGCCGCTGACCGATTCGAGCACCATCGCTGACGGTACTGCAGTCTGGACCGAGTACACACCGGTCATGGCGCAAAGCCTGCAAGGTTTGCTTACGGCAGCGCCAGTGGTCACGCGTAATGCCGCTGCGGGAACTTTTGCGGCCGGTCGCGACGTATATATCGTTATCACCTTCATCAACGGCAACGGTGAAACGGTACCTGGCCCAGCATTTATTTTTACCAATACCACTCTTAACGACCAGTTCGTTGTGACCTCCCCAACGCTTGCCTTATGGGCGCAAGGGCTGACCGGAGCGAATGCGGTTCTGGGGTATCGCGTCTATGAGGCCGATGTCGCTACTGGAGGCGCAGCGCCGCTTATTTCCGCATACAAGGCTTTTGGCTCGACTAACGCGTTCGGTGTTCCACTTTCTGTCGGCACCACTGCTCTTGGAATTGCACCGCCAGTTGCCGACCTTTCCCTTATTGTTCCAGCAGGAAACATCTGCGCGGGCCAGCGCTATGCCGTGGTGCTTTTCGTCAACCGCAACGGCTACATCTCCGGCATGACGCAGGCCGCAGTCATTGGCTTCAACGTCCCGGCCAACGGCTCACAGCTTTACATGGCGAATATCGCCAAGGGGCCAGCGAACACTGCGCAGCGCATTGTCGCTTTCGGTATTGCCGGTGGAACCTCAGTCGGGCCATTCGCCTACATTCCGACGACCGATTCAGTCAACGGTATTCAGATGACCTCGACCGTCATCAACGACAACACGACGACCTCGGCGACCTTCAATTTCACAGACATCTATCTGACGTTGCAGATGGCCACGACCACCAACGTGACCGGCTTCTTTGACAAGATTCAGATTCCCAACTGTGTCGGCTGCTACTTCTCTCCGACATTGAACCGGATGATCTGGTTCCCTGATGCGCTGCCATCTGGCTTCTACATCTCGCCGGTACGTGATCCCGAGACCATCTTCGGCTCAACCGGCACTCTACAAATCTCCGAGAACGACCGCGAGAAACGTATGGGCTGGGTGGACTTTAAGGCCGTCCAGTACGCGCTCAAAGAAAAGTCCGGGCATGAAGTCACCGTAAGCTCGACCAACCCGTCACAGTGGACATCGCGCCGCCGGTGGACCGGCATGGGCCCGTGTGGACCACGCGCTTACGACGTTGGGCCTGATTTCCTTGCCTTCGCGCACCGTTCAGGAGCCTATGTATTTCGCGGTGACACGCCGCAGTGGGTATCAAAAGATATTCCGCTGACGTGGAAAAGAATCAACTGGGCCGCTGCTTCTACCGTTTGGGTAACGATTGACGACGAAACCAAAGAAGTAAGATTCGGCGTCCCGCTCGACCAGGCCACGGTACCAAGCCACATCCTAAAGCTGAATTACGAAGAATCTTTGGAGATGGACCCGCCCGTTCATTCCTCGATCTATAGCCGTGGCAAGTTCGTGTCCTCAGCCGGAGCGCGCAAATGGTCAATCGACACCATCGCGGCAAATAGCTCGATACGCGCCGAGCGCACGCTTCTGAATATCACATCAGACTTTGACCAGCAGACCGGACAGTCACAAGTTCTATTCGCTTCGTCCAATGCCGATGGCGCGGTTAGCGGCGTGATGCCGGGAATTCTAGCCGACATGACGCCGACGGTCAGCGTAGGAATCGATTCTGTTTATGAAACCGTACCGCTAGGGGAACTGCTGAAAATCATGCAACTCGGTGGCGTGCAGGTGAACTCCGGCGGCTCCGGCGCAATCGGTGTGACCGTGCTCTCACAGAACAACAAAGCCACTGCCGACGGCGGCGTCAACACGCTATCTACCGAGAAAATATTGAAAGACCTGATCGCGCCGAACATCGGTTACGTGGCACAGGCATCAGGACAGGCCGAACGTTATCGTATCCGGTTCTCGAATAGGGCTGTGCCGGGAGCAGGTTTTGATTTGAAGCTTGCCGTGATCTGGGCGCGGCCGCTATTCCAGTCGAGAACAAAGTGAGCACCTTTCACGATCTGGTAAACCAGTTACCGCATGATTCGCCTGACGTTTTCAGGCGCCTGCTGACAGAACTGGGCGGGATCGACGACAAGCTGAGGCGCGGATTGCCATGGCTCGGCGATGGTTTTGTGGACATGCCGCTGACCACGGCACCGACCAATCCAGTTACCCCGCCGGCCAGCACGTTCACGGTGCTTGGACTCGACGGCAAGTTTCAGATTACCGTCACGCTGCCGCAGAACACCCAGGCGCCGAGCGTGGCCATGCGTCGGCAGCTGATTGTTCAAGACCAGAACTCGCTTCTGGCCCCGATGGTTCATCAGTTGCAGTCTGCGACCAGCGTAAAATTTGACGCGACCAGCGCGACCACGACTTACGACTTAGGCGCAGCTCTCGCAAAAGAGATTCAAGATCCAAACCAGACTAAATTCTGGCGGCTGCGCAGCTCGTTCGATGGACAGGCGTGGAATCCATGGCAGATTTTTATTTCTGCCGCGGTCTGCGGGCCGGTAGCAGTTCAATCCGGCTTTGAGCGTTCAACCTCGGTCGCTCCGCGGTCAGTTCTTAATACCAACAATGCGACGGCTGATTCAGTCGATGCCGGCGCGAATGCGACAATCCGCGTTTATGGGTCCGGTGGTGTCGGAAGCTCGTACACGCGGTTCGACGGCCAGGGAAACCAGATCACAACGGCTGGTGCCTCAATTCTCGGGGCGGCCTACTCCACGCAGTACGCGATCGTTTTGAATCAACTGCTGGTGCATTTGGCGTTTCCAACCGTCACCCAGTATTTGCAGACCATCGCTGATGCCTTCTTCTATATTGCAACCGTCGGAACGGTGGCAGCGGGCGGTGCTGGTGGCCTACCGGGAGGCGGCGGAACTGGCGGCGGCGGGACTCCAGGCACAGGCCCAAGAAAGCTACCTCAACTCTAAAAACATTATGGCAGTCAAACAGACAGAAACATTGATTCCGGAAGCTCACTCGAAGCTGGTCGTATTCTGCGACCACTTCGGCCATAAGCACAAAGTCGTCGTACCGACGCATATTGCCACCGAAGACCCGCTACGTCTTTTTCCCGTTGGGCCGGTGGAGATTCAGTCCTTCGATGCTCAGCTTGAAAACATCGCGCAGATGATGAGTGACCGCGAACAGGCGTTTCTTGATCACTGCCTTGACCATCCGGAGCACTGCCAGCATCCGCTGGTGCTCTCACATCCCGACCATCCGACCAATAAGAAGACGGAACCGAACTTCGACGCCTTCGAAAAAGACGTTCAAAAGGACTGCGACAACTGTGGCTGAAGTAACGATCCGGCAAGCGACTCCTGAAGACTGGCCGGGAATCCTGAAGTGTCACGCCCAGGTTGAGCAAAAGGTCGGCATGAAGATGGACCTGCCGGAGTTGGACGATCCGGCGATTCTGGTCTTTGAAGTTGCCGAGTGCGACGGCGAAATTACGAATTTTCAATACCAAGAAAAAGCCATTGAGTACTGCATGGGAGGAACCGACCCGCGCGGTACGGCCGCATTCAAAGCGCGCGTCCCAGAACTCTTTCGCGGTGCGAAGCATGTCGGCATTCGTTTCATCCACTGTGCCGTTCCGGTGAAGTGCGAAGCAGTAGAAAAGCATTTAGAAGACGTGGGCTTTTATTCCACCGCCGAATCACTCAGATATTTCAAACTCGATCTCCGTTAGGAACCCAAACATATGTCCCGTGGTGATTCTAAAAAAGTGGTCAACGCTGGTCTGGCTAACAGCGCGACCGACCAAGCAAATGCCAGCAGCGCGTTCGCCGGTACAAACAAGGCCGTCGGCGACTACTCGAACCGCCTCAATACTTTCATCAATGCCAATCCTTATAAAGCTGGCGGTGAGTTCGCGCAGGATCAGTCCCAGATTGCAGCGTCGGCGGCCGATACCAGTTCAAGCGCGATTAAGGACAAACTGGCACGCGATGCGCAGACTTCTGGCGAGAATACCGGCGGCTATGCGAACAACGTGGCCGAAGCGCAGCGGCAAGCTACCCGCGACCAAGCCACACACATGGCTGGCGCGGACGCTACGCGCATTAGCGCAAAGAGCGCGTACGACAAGGCCGGACTCGATGCCAGCGCACTACCAGCAGACCTGCAAGCGCGGCTCTACGGTACATCGATACAGGGTAGAAACGGCGCGCTCGGAACTGCGGGTGACTCGGCAAAACAGCCCAGCTTCCTGGATAGCTTGATGCCAGCTCTCATCGGCGCCGGAGCGCAGGTCGGAGCGGGATTCACCCCACACGGATAACCCATGCCAGAAACCGAAGATTACACCTCCTCAGATCAACCCATGACTCTCGGCCAGCGTCTGTTGCGCACCCGTGGCGCAGCCGCGCTCGAAGACGATCCCACCGGCGAACCATCGGCCGGAGCCACGCCCAACACCAAGGAACCGCACCAGAATACCGGCGCGGCGGCTCAGGGAGACTCAGTAGCACAGTCACCGTCCGGTAAGCCTTCCATTGGTCGGCGCATGCTCATGGGATCATCCCAGCCGACGGACGGAATCACAGCCCATAATTATGATGGTTCGCCGGCAGATATGGCGACCTTTACCGGCACAGATCCCAAGGGGCGCCCAGCGATGAGCATCGCAGCTTCTGCCCCGGCAACTTCCACTTCAGTCCCAGCCCCAGCGACTGCCCCGACCATCGGCCAACGTCTGGCCAATTTCAAAGCGCCGCCTGTTGCGCCAAAGATGAATCCGGACCAGGCTGCAGTGCAGCAGGACCTCCGCGAGCACTCGCAAGTCACACCGAAGACCGACCCGGCCACCGGTAAGACGCTGGATCAGTACAAAATGGGCTTCGGCCAGCGGCTTCTAGGTTCACTGGTGAATTTCGGCAACGGCTTCGCGCGCACTGGCGCAGATCCTATCCACGTCGGCCCCGGAGCCACCAACCGCCGGTACTCAGTCGACGAGACGAACCGCCAACAGAGAGTGGCGGGCGATCAGTCGAAAATCAAGTCCATGGACGACGAATACAATCAGGCCGAAAAGGGCTACGGCCACGAACTGACCAGCTATAACGACGAGGCACGGGCGGCAGGAAAGGCCGACTCAGAAGATCGCCTCAGAGACTACGAAAACAAGCTGACTACAGAGCGCACCGCCCACAACACAGCGGAGGAAAATCTTCGCGGTGAGAACAACGACCTCAAGGCCCAGCCCAAAACCTATGAGCAATATGTCGGCGCAATGGAAGCCGAGAAGGATCCAGGCAAAAAGGCCGTCCTGCAGCGGGTAGTCGATCGCCTCGAAAAACAGAAGACCGCCGGTAAGGGACCGAAACTCTCAGCCAAAGACCAGCTGAAACTCGATGCCTACATGCAGGACAACAAGATCGAGGACGTTGGCGATATGACCAATGCTGACATCAAAAAGGCGCTGGCGGCCAGCGAAGGACCGAATCACACGAAAGATCGCCAGAGCTTCGAAGACCACTGGAGTAAGCGGTATCAGGATGTGGAGAAGCGGTACGATTCCCAGCGCCAGGCCGTCCTGAAGACCTTCGGAGCCGACAAAGACCCGAAGGCATTTGAAAATAATAAGGCCGACATCCAGTCCAAGTTCGCTGATATTGAAGCCAAGCGGGAAGCGGACAAGGGCGCGCTGCAGACCGAGAAAGACAAAGAAGCCGAGCAGTATCAGGTTTACGGGAAGCCACCCAAGCAACAGACAGCAACTCCATCCGCTCCTGCCGACGGTCCAGAAGCCGTACCCGCGTCGAACGATTCTGACGGTCAGCCTCTGGCGGCAATTCCAGCCCCGATAGCCTCGGTTCGTACCGGCGCACCGCAGCAGAAGCCATCTCCGGCGACACCGGCCGACAGCGTGCGGGTACAAAAACCAGACGGCAGTATTGGCACAATCCCGAAAGCCAACGTGCAACGGGCTCAAGCGAAGGGCTGGAAGGTTCTTCAGTAAATGACACCTACAGAAAACGATGATCTTGGATTCGTTCCAGATCAAACCACGGCCGCGTCGAAGTCCATAACAAAAAAGCAAATCCACGCACTCGCTGACAAACACGGCGTGAAGCACGCTGAGGCCGAAAAGCAGTTCGCCGACAAGGGTTACACGATCAACCCATAAATGCCTCCAGTCATCGACGACACAAAGAAAAACGCCGCAGAAGACGACCTTGGGTTTGTTGCCGAGAGTGACGACTTAGGATTCGTTGCTGACAAGCAAGCGCAGGCACCGGCAGCCGATTCGCGTCCCGACTTCACCCAGGAAGCGCTTTCCGGAAAGCTGGCGCAACCCGCCGGTAAGCCGACGAAGCTACCAGCCGAGCAGCCAGCCCCAGCCGCAGCGATCCCCCGCGGGCGCGGCGACGTGTCCCAAGCAAAAGACGGCTACTTCCCGCCCACCGACATACCGATTCAGGGTGTAAAGGACATCGCCGAAGGGTATCAGGGGTTCTCTGGTTTGCCGGTTCCTCTCAAGGCCATGCCAGCAGCTCGCGGCCAGATGCCCAGGCCTGTACAGCCTCAGGCCCAGGTATCACCCGAAGATCAGGAAGTCCTTACCCAGCAGGAAAACCAGCGCGCAGCATCCGCAGCCAAGATGATTCAGGGCGCCGGGGAGGTCGGTACCGTAGCCCTGCCCGGTTCGATAGCAGCCGCCCCACTTTCCACGGTGGCTTCCATTGGCGCCGGAGTTCTGTCCAGTAAAGCCGCCGGGAAAGCAGTTCACGGTAAAGTCTCACCGGAAGCCGAAGACCTGGTTCGTGCTACCGCATTCTTTATTCCATCGGTGCTCGGTACGGCCGCAGGCGTTAAAGGCGCCAGCATGGAAACGCCGAAGGGTAAGTTCTCTGCTGTAGAAGCGCTCGGTGGCAAGGTCCGCGCCGGTATCGCGCGCACACCTGACGTCACCTCGGGCCGCGTCAAGATCGGCGACACCCAGTTTGAAGTAAACATCCCCCGGGGTGGCAAGCCAGCCCCGCCGCCAGCCCTCGACGAAGCCACAGCCGCCATGGTCCAGTACGAGCAGGGCGCCGGGAACATCCCGAAACCTCCCACGCCGGTTCCCCCAGGCCAGCAATTCGGCAACAAGCTGTCCGGTGATCAGATTGACCATCTGGCCCAGACCATCGCCAAAGCACCGCCAGACCAGCAGAACGCTTTAATTGAAGAGGCACACGGTCGGATGGTTTCGTGGATCAATGACAACAATGGCCGTGTTTTCATTGACGGCAAGGTGGTTTTATCTAAGTCGCCCGATCAGACAGAAGCCCTGGCAGCCAAGATCATCAATGACGCTTCCTCGGCACACGATAAGAACCAGATCGATTTAGCCAAAGCTAACGACAAAGCCGTCACCGCAGCCGCAAAGGAAAAAGAGAAACAGAGTACCGCGCAGACCGCCCGGCCAGCTTCGCCCGCGCCTGCCCCTAAGCCTGTCGCAGCCCCGGCCAAGATTGACTCTACCTCGAAAACTGAAGCGCCACAGAGCCAGCCAGCAGCCGAGAAACCGGTTGTGCAAAAGGTTGAGGAAAAGCCCGCCCACGAGTTCGCCTCGACTCAGGTAAACATCGATCCCAAGAGTGAACTCGGTCAACAACACGCGCAAGCAGTAGTGGCTATTCCGGATGAGCATATTGGGCCGAACGGGAAAGAAGATACACCGCACGTCACGGTGCGCTACGGACTCAAGGATGATAGTCCGGAAGCCATCGCCAAGATAAAAGAAGCGGCTTCAAAGATCGCGCCGTTTGAGGCCACGGTCGGCAAGACCAGTTCGTTCCCGGCGACCAAAGAAGGCGACAGTCCGATCATTGCCCGGGTTGAGAAATCACCCGAACTTAACGCCTTACGTTCAGCCGTTGAGGGTGCTGGGAACTTTAAGGAAGACACTCACGGCGAGTACAAGCCGCACGTCACCCTGGGCTATGTGAAGCCGGAGCATGTCGCGAAGTACGAAGGCGGCAACCATCTGGAAGGCGGCAAGGTCCCGGTTGACCACATCGTCGTTTCAAAACGAGACGGCACCAGTGAAACTATAAAACTCGGCGGCAAGCCGGTTCCTGACCTTGTAGCGCAGCACGAAGCCACCCCGGACTTAGTAGCCGAACACGAAGCGCAGCCGGAGCGCCGCCGCGACGCGGAGACTCGCAAGCGCCTCGAACAGATGTCCCCAGAAGAGAAGGATGCCGAGATTGCGTCCCTACGCGCAGAGCGCACCACGGCCAAACTCGATAACAGCGACGGTACTTTTACGAAGCTGCCAATTCCCAGCGCGGTAGCTTTCCACGAAGCCCCTCCATCTAAAGCCGTGGGCATGTCCGACGCCGATGGCCTGAAAGCGGTCAACGACAAATACGGGTATAAGGCCGGAAATGCTCTTCTACTTGCCAAAGCCGAAGCGCTCAAGGAAGCCGGGCTCGATGCCTACCACCAAAAAGGCGATGAGTTCCTTGGGCGCGGCGACTCAACCGAAGACGTAAAAGCCAAGTTCGAGAAGGCCCGCGATATACTTCGCAACCGAGAATTCACCGTAACCGATGCCGATGGCAAACAGGTTACGATGAGGGGAGTAGATTTTAGTTATGGAACAGGAAAAGACCTCGCAGAAGCCCAAGCCGGACTCCATGTCCACAAAGCCGAACGCAAAGCAGCCGGAGCCGGAGCCCGCGGTGAGTTTGGAAGAATTAGTGAAACTGGATCTCAAACAGCCGATCACGGTGGAACCGAAGAAGTAACTCACGCGCTGCCTGAAGGTATCCCGGCCAAAGGACAGGCTGGCCGCGTCCCGGTAAAAAGCCTTACCCTGGCGCCGAAAGAATTCCAGTACAAACTCAACACCAACGAGCACGGTGTCACCAACCTGCTCTCAGGCCAGAAGTGGAACGACAGTCTGGCCGGCGTAGTCTCGGTCTGGCACAACCCAGCCAACGGCAAAACCTACGTGGTAAACGGTCACCACCGGGTTCAACTGGCAAAACAGAATGGCCAGAAAGACCTGCTGGCCCAACATCTGAATGTAAATTCCGCCAGCGAAGCGCGCGCAATGGGCGCATTGCAGAATATTGCCGAAGGCCGCGGTACGGCCGTCGACGCCGCCAAGTTCTTCCGTGAACGCGGCATCACACCGGCAGACCTCGAAAAACACGGTGTCTCAATGGGCGAAGCTACCGCCGAGAACGGACTCGCCCTTTCGAAACTAGATCCCTACCTCTTTGACAAAGTAGTCAGCGGAGAACTGTCCCATGGCCGCGGTATCGCCATCGGAAAATCAACCGATAACCCTGCCACCCAGGAAGCCATCTTGAAGTTGATCGAGAAAGCCGAGAAGCGTGGGCGCCGGATCACCGACGGCCAGGTGGCAGAACTGGCCCGGTTCGCCGGTCGCGCCAAGGAAACCACCATCGCCGAAGGTGGATTGTTCGGCAACAGCTTCCGCACAGAAAACAACGCTCTCGATAAGGCCGAAGTCTCGGACTACATCAAACAAAAACTGTCGCAGGAGAAGCGCGTCTTCGGCGCGGTATCTTCTGACAGCAAAGCTGAAGTTTTAGGCCAGGTCAAAGGTCAGAACATCAAGGCCGGAGCGAACCAGAAGATTGCCTTAGAAGCTGCCCAGGCCGGAGAACTCTATGATAAGCTGAGTTCCAGCAGGGGGCCGATTGACGACATCCTCGAAAACGCCGCCCAGCGGATCGCCAAACGCGAAAACCCTGCCACAGTCAAAGCCGATGCCTACAAGCAAGCCAGAACCGAACTCAGAAAAACTCTCCCCGGAGTCGAAGGACAGGGTACTGAGCGAGTTCAAGAAGATTCAGACCGAAGAAGCGGTAATGAAGAAGCCAACCGGCAAGCCTCAGTAAAGCCTTCCAGCCTCGAAGAGTTTCGCAACCCAGAAAAAGAAACCAGCGAAGCCTCGCTTCCTGAATGGGTTGATCGCTCGGAGCTAAGACGCCTCAATAATAGAATTACCGTCCTCAATGCTCGCGCTGCTAAGTACAAACCTGTCTGGGAGAAACCAAATGAGATTCCAGGCGCATACGTAGCAGGCCCGTCGAACTATACGATGGGCAATAAACTGGACGCTGAAAATAATCGCAAGGCCGAAGCCTTCAGAATCTGGCAGGACGCCACCAAGGAATCTAAGCACCTTGAGATGGTGCGTGACGGCTACGTTGCTGGCAAGAATTACGCTAACGGCCAGAAGCGCGTAGCTGGAGCGGTGGAGGCCCGCGAAGCCGCAGCAGGCCGCAACGCCGAGAAGGTTTCCGCGCAGGGATTTGATACCCGCAAAATCCATAGTGATCTTTCGATGAATGGAAGCTCGAAGCTCCCAGGCGGTCGGGTGGTATCAACAGACATAGACTTCGACCGCAAGGATGGCGGCTATCGCTACAAAATAGAATCGCCTCAGGCGGCCACCAAGTACAGCCAGTTTTATTCGTCGATCTCCAGAATGCAGGGCAGCGGAGAATTGCGAAAACTTCTGACAGCGCAAAGTGAACCGGTTGTATCTGCCGACGAACCGGCACTTCCTGGCATGGCTCCGCACATTGAAGCCAACAAGGAATCTGCTGCTGCCACTCAGGGCGAAGACCTCAGCAAGAAACTGACCGAGAGAAAATCCATCAGCTCCAAAACCGGCGAGATGGAACGCAACTCTCCACTGTTCCGCGATTCAGAAGCCAGCGGGCAGACAGGATTGTTTGGCGAGAAGCTGCCCACTGACATCAATGAACTTCACAAGCGCGGCATCATTCCACCCGACACCACGGCAGAAGCGAACCGCAAGGGATACCGGCCCGGACAGACAGTTCCAGATATAACGAAGCAGAGATTGTTTAAAGCGTGGTTCGGTGCTTCGAAGGTGGTCAAGGCTGACGGTTCCCCGATGCCGGTCTATCGCGGCGACTATCGTGGTGACAAAGTTGGGAACAAATTCAAAGTCAACAAAGCGACCAGCGGACGCTTTTACTTTACGGATGATCCAGAGATCGCTTCCAAGTACGCCACTGGCAAGCCCGATCTGTCTAACGTCGAAGAGCACTACGGCCAGAACTTCACATTCCCCGGTCTGAAATATCCGCGCGAACGCAACGCCCCGAATCTCGATCAGGCTTGGTATCGCCTGAGTGAAGCACAAAAAGCGAGCGTCAAGAACGTGGTTGAGAACACCACCATGGACGACGATGGAAAGATCAAATTTGACGCCGGTCAATCCATCTATCCGAATGATCATCTGCCGTGGATGGAGCGGCAGCATCGCGGCAACTGGCTCAAGATAGCGCAGGATATCTGGCTCGATTCCGGCAACCTGTTCAACCGGGAACCAGACTTCGAGAAGATAATGGAGAAGGCCGGACTGGAGACCACCTACGACAGCGCGCATCTTCCGCGCTCCGTGGTCACGCCGGTTTATCTCTCGATCAAGAAACCGCTGGACACTTCCGCTATCCCGCAAGAAGTAATCTCCAGGCTGGACGAAATCGCAAAGTCCGACCGCAGCCGTCAGGCGAAGTACGGCGTAGACCAGTGGGACAAGAGCATGATCACCACGAAGGAATGGGTGAACTTTCTCCACGACGACATAGAAAAAGGAACCTCTCACGCGTGGACTCGCGTTCCGGAAAAAGTCACCAAGGCCCTTCAGTCGATGGGCTACGACGGCATCAAGGATACCGGCGGGAAGATGGGCGGCAGTAAACACAACGTCTGGATTGCCTTTGAGCCGAATCAGATCAAATCCTCAGTCGGCAATCGCGGCACATTCAGCCCCGACAGCGACAACATTCTTCACTCCGGTGTTGATCCGATTGCAGCATCCCGCGCCGTGGTTCAAACCGCGAGAGACATCAACTATGGCGCTGGCAAAGTTGCGGACTACGTAAAAGACACCGCCATAAAGACAGCCGAAGCTCGGTCAGTAGACGACAAACTCTTTGGCCTGGGCAAGCAGTACGAAGCCGATGTCCTGCGCGCCATCGAATTAATGAAGCAAGTCGGGCCGCTCTCCACACCGGCAGATCAGGCGGCAATCTATCACCATCTGGAAGACTCCAGCGTACCGCTCGATCCGAAGCAGCAAGCCGTTCTCGACAAGATCGTAAAGCCTTTGATGTCTCAGTCCTCGGCCATCCGGTCAGAACTAAATTCTGCCGGTGTACCGATGGGAGAAGAAGGCTACGTTCACCGTGTTGTGCAAGGCAGATCGTCACAGCTGGAACGTGCGATGCGTGGCAAGCAGGGAACCGGCAAAGGGAATGTACTCTCGAAATCGGCAGCGTCACTGAAACAGCGCAAGATGTTTGCGCTTGAAGATGAAGACGGCAACCGGCAAGTAGTCGCAATGGAAGGCGGCAGAATCACCGGATTCTCGAATGGCTCACCGACCGACCTCGGCGCCAGCCCACGGCTGCATGTTGGCGACAACTTCAACGACAAGAACCGCAAACCGTGGACGTTGCAGCAGGCCACCACAAAAGAAATCGAATCGGCCACAAGCCTCAAGTATTACAAGAACGCTCTGGCCTCAGCGGTGACCGATTACCTGCAACTGCTCCGGGCCAAGCGCGCGAATGATGCGCTGGAATCCATGAAGTCAGACCCCGGCTTCAACCAGATGGCCTTCAAGAGTGAAAAGGGTTCCATGCCGCCGGATGGCTGGCAACCGGTCAACCTGCCGCAGTTCCGCGATTACTACTTTGAGCCGCACATGGCCGAGGTGCTGAACCGCTTCGCCAAAGAACTCCATCCGGACCCAGTGACCTTTTTAGAGAAAATCGGTAATTTCATGACCGCCTCTCTGCTGTTGAACCCGGTACGCCACATCTACAACATCGGCAATCACTGGCTGGTGGAGCGCGGTGTCTCTGGAGTATTCAACCCGCTTACCTGGCCGACTGGCGCCAAAGCCGGAATGAAAGCCATCAAGGCCGTGGTCAACCAGAACGATGATTTTCTCTCGGCGCTTGATCGCGGCGCACCGATGATGTCGCACCGGACCGACATGCAAGCCCTGCACCATGAACTATTCCAGACCATCGTCGGCCATCTGGAAAAGAACCCGTCGATCGCAAATAAGATTGCCGAGTTTGTAGGTTATGAAAAGACCGGCCCGGACGATACCGGAGTGGTAAACACGGTGGCTCGCGGCACCGGACTGCGCATGTTGAACAACCTCCGCAAGATGGGCCAGAAGGCGATGTGGATGTCGAACGACATGATGATGCTTCAATCCACTTACGAGAAGATGGCCGGCGGAACCAGCTTCGATGACGCGATGGCGCAGACCGAGAAGCACATCCCGAACTACCGCATCCCTACCAGGATCATGAACTCAAGAGCCATAGGCGACTTCATGGGCTCACGTCTGGCTTCAATGTTCGGACGCTACCACTACGGTGTCTGGAAGTCTTACGGCGAGATGGCCAAAGAAGCCCTGAGACCTGGCGCCACAGTAAAAGAGCGCATGCGCGGCCTTGACCACTTAGTCATGCTCGGCCTGATCACGTTCATCATGTACCCGTTGTGGAAGAAGTTGCTGGAGAAACTTACCGGCAACAAGGATGCGCGCATGGTGATCTCCGGTGCATCGGCGGCACCGCACTCAATTTCTGAAATTATCAAGGGCAACGAAGATCCCAGCCAGCTTCTGCGCAACACATTCACACCGGCAATCCTGCCGCAAGCCGCAGCCGAGGCCATGTTTAACCGCGACTTCTTCAGTGGAGCGCCGGTACGCAACCCGAAGCACAGTGCCGGGAAGCAAGTCATCGACGTGAGCAAGCATTTCATGAACGCGCTCGGCCCGGTACAGCAGTACAACCAGGCCACTCGTAACAGCCAGCCGACAAGATCATTCCTGTTATCACAGGTCGGCGTGAGCACCAGCCATCCCAAGAAACACCGATAGGAAGTACCCGCATGTCAGAAGAAGTGAAACTGAAACCGCTTACCAAGAAGCAACTCAAGTTTGTCGAGTGTTTTGCCGGTAATCTAACCGATGCAGCACGCAAGGCCGGCCTGCCATTTCCAAATGTTACCGGCGCAAAGATGATGAAGTTGCCAGCAGTAAAGGCGGCGATTGAAGAGAAGAAATCCGCCATCGCCGCCGCGACAAAGGCCGTTGTGGTCGCATCCGGTACGGAACTCGGTACGGCCATCGGTGTCGCCATCACTCGCGACTCGATCGCGCAAAGAGCTTGGGCAATCGCGCAGTCCGGACCGGACAACATGGGCATGTTTACGAGCCAGGTCAACGCGCTCAAATTTCTCGGCGAGTTGATGAAGTTCACCGGAGATGCGCAAGAAGGCGAAATCAAGAGCGGCATGATCAAGCGGGCAGACGGAGAAGTTGAAGTCTATCAGTCGAAGTGGATAAAGCAGCAACCCAGTGAGTACAGTCCAGATAATTGATCCTCTAACAAATCATCCATGGTGGCCGAAAACTCCCGCGCAGCAAGCAGCTCTTGATTGTGAAGCCGAACTCCTCATGTTCGGCGGTGCAGCAGGATCACTTAAGAGTCACACCCTCTGCCTTGACGCCATCCAGGAACGCGATAACCCGAACCTTCGCGCAATATTTTTTCGTCAAACGTTCCCGCAGCTCAGCGACTTGCTGGAGAAACAGCAGCGTCTTTATCGGCCCATGCTCGCTACATACAACGAGCAAAAGAAAGTCTGGACTTTCCCTTCAAAGGGAACGGTTTCCCTCGGCTATCTGGATAAAGACACTGACGTCTGGAATTATTGGGGCAAGGAATTCAGCGCGGAATACTTTGATGAATCCACGCTCCTGCCCGAGTTCCGCGTCCGTACGCTCCTAAGCCGCTTGCGCACCACTGACACGTCTCTGCGCCCGCGCGCCCGTCTCGGAACCAACCCCGGCGGCATCGGCGCGGCATGGCACATCCACACCTTCTTGCGCGGCCACTGCCCGGTACATGAGCCCACGCGCTCCGCGATCCCCGGCACCATCTACAAGAACGCGACATGGAAAAGTGACAACGCTCACATTCCACTGACCACCGCGTTCATTCCCGGAAAACTTAGCGACCACAATCTGCTTGGCGACAGGTACGCCCAGTTACTGAGAATGCAGTCCGGCTCACTGGCGAAATCCCTTGAGATGGGCTGCTGGTGCGAACTGGATGGCGCCTACTTCTCCAACTGGAACAAGGACACCATGCGCGTACCGTACGCCACGGTAGGCGAACGCTGGTGGGACTCGCACTTCATTTCCATGGACTACGGCTTTGGCAAATCCTCAGCCTCGGCTCATCTCCACGTCCGAACACAGGACGGCAAGATCAGAACCATTGGTGAGTTCGTTGTGGCGCATATGCCGGCGTATGAGTTTGCCAACGAAGTAATCGAGCGGCTGGTGAAGCCGGTTTATCAGGGCAATGCTCGGCGCATTGTCGCGGTATACCTTGATCCGGCCAACTTCAAAGACATTGGCGACGGTCACACGATCGCGGACCAGATCAACGAGAAGCTAGATCCTTACAACCTGGTCTGCACCAAAGCCTCAAATGACCGGATCGGCGGCTGGCAGTTGATGTACCAGATGCTTTCAAGCGGCGAGTGGGCCGTAGCCGATACCTGCCCGAAATTAGTAGAAGCGATCCCAACCAGAATGCACGATGAGAAAAAGCCCGGCGATTTAATCAAGGTACCGGGCGATGACCTCGACGATGTGATGGACGATACGCGGTACGGCATCTATTCGTTTATCACTACGGCCGTAAAGCCGGACTCAGTTCGAATCGAAGAAGCCCTGGCAGGAATACCGATCGAGGACGCCACTTCCAGAATGATCAGGCATGCCCAGATCACGGCAGAACTGGCAGTGAGTAAGGCCCCAGTAGCCTTAGGCCGGCGCGGCCTGATGAACGCAAGAAGGAATAGATAGCCCCTTACAGAAGACCGTCGGCGTTTTGCTCATTCAGTTCCCCCTTGTCGCCCAAAAGTGCGGCCAATACACAGAAACGACAGCCTTCAACGTGGTCTCCTAGCTTGTGCAGCCTCTCCTCTAGGCGAATTGCATATTGGCCCAGCTTTACTTCTTGCTGGCGCGGGCTCATACCTGCAAGCTTTTGCTTCGCCAATACCAGGTCAGAGGCAAGCATTCGCTCGATCTCGTTCCCCTTTTCTTGAATCGCCATGATCGCCAAATCGCTGACTACAAACTCAAAAGTATTTGCCATTTACTATTCAATTCCCCCTTGGGGTCGCTTTTTGGGCGTTAAGTTACCTAAAGCGTGCTTGACGTTCAATGCTTTCTATTTCGTCTTCTGCCGCGTGCCACTTTTTCGCTGCGGCCATAGCCTTCTGGAATAATGGGCTTTCCGTGAGAATGTCGATGTCGTCCATTTTCATCTCGGCAGCCTTCATTTCATCGAAAGCCGATCTCGCTTCTTTGTGTAATTCAGCTAAATTCATATTCCCCCTTGGGGTGAGGTGCGCCGGGGTAATAAATCTGCGACGAATTCAATCGGGTAGCAGTAATATTTTTGCTCATGCGTTTCTCCCGCACTGCAATCCGGATCGAACTCGTTGAGCACCTTCTTGGATGGCTTGGGTTTCTTGCACATGTTCCAGATCTTCTCCCAATCATCCACCTTTCGCTTGAAGGCGGCTATCTCTTCGGCCCGCGCCTGTGCCTTATCGACTAACTCTTTCGCGGCTTCATGTGAAGCAAACGCTTTGACAGGGGCTTCGCGGTAATCTTCGTATTCGCCAGAACTGCGTTCAACAATCCAAATTGTGTTCATACGGTCCCCTCCGGGGCTGAGGTGCTGGCCAAAGCTGCTGCAACGATTGTTTTCAGTTTGCTTCCAACCCATACGACGTTATATTCGCTGCTGCCTGGTTTGTCAGTTGGCCGTAGGGTTTCTACTATCTCCCTGGCCAACACGTCTAGCGGGCGCTTGCCATCACGGAGAAAAGCGTCACGCTGCTCCAATGCATCGTCTCTTTCAGTCCGCGCTTGCAGCAATGATGATTCTGCGGCCTCAGCGCGTGCGGTTGTATCGTGCAACTTTCGTAACTGCGCTGGTCTGGTCAGTAGCAATTCGACTATTTCGCCATTCTTGTATTTATCGAAAAGAGCTTGCTTGGCAATATCCCGCTCCGTTAGAAGCTCAGCAGAGTAGGCCAGCGCAAAATCAACAACATCGTCGTAGTTGATGCCGATCTTGGCGCGTGACTGCTGAAACTCTCTGAATTGCTTGGCGACGGCCTCTCGCGCTGCCGGCTCTCGTGGCTCGGATTTTTCAGCCCCTTCGCTGATTGCTCTCGATAGATTGCCTATGTCTTCAACCATTTTTGCCCCTTTCGATGGCGCGGCAAATAGCCCGCATGACAGCCTGCTTGGCGGCGAGTCCAGTCAGCACTTTGGATTTTTTCTTTTTAGCTTTTGGCATTGCTATCCTCCACAGCCTTTGCGCCTGCCATGAATGCACGCCAGAGACGGTTTTGTAACCACTCTCCGCTAGGCGAATCGGACTGGCATCGTTCTCCGTCAGGTGATTCCTGCCACTTGTTCCACGCTTGCGCTAATTCTCTACCGTCCATCATCTCCTCCTTCGTCCGTAGCTCTACAGGGGTGGCCAGCAAGTCGATCATTTGTTTGCGCCCTTGTGAAAATCACGTCACCGTTTTCGACCGTGAATAGTGGGTCTTCCACGGTAGCAGCGCAGAGAATGCCTTGCTCGATTTCATCAACCAAACGGCTTCCACGCTTGCGAGTCATGTATTCGATTGCCGCATTAAGACCGGCGTTTTCTGGTAATTCCTTCATTTCGTCGTATCTCCCTTCGGCTCCGCTTGGGCCGCTATTCCGCATTGTTTAAGAAATTGCGCATCTTGGTCTGCCAATATCGGCATGGGTTTTTGCGGGACAGGCCACCAAAAAGTAACGTGCTTTCCATCGCGGCGATTTGGCGTTAGATCATGCAAATACAATGGCCTACGTTTCATTGTTCTCCCTTCGGCCTCGCCCGCCGATCAAAATAGACATCCACGTACCACCATGCCCCAGAGGGAAAGTAGAATATGAAACGGTATCCGGTTGACGGGGCATGTACTCCCAACTTCACACGTCTTAGTTTTGGGCCAAGCACAGCAACTCCCTTACCTGTCCGCCAATCGTGATAATTCTGGTCAGACCTTCCGCGGCTAAACTTAACTTTCACATATACTCCCTCGCGCCAATCGCCACATTGGGTTGTAGAATGGCCCCTTTACCGCGTATGTTCCGGGCATCTCTTCTATTAGTCCCAATCTTTTCATCTGCCGCAGTGTCGGCCCCAACGGGTAAATTCTTGCCGCGCGCTCAATGTCATGCTCTCTCATTGGGGAAAATGAAATAGCGGCTTCTATGCGTTCATAGCAGCGAATCCAGAGGTCATGAGAAGCCATGCCTCCACGTTTACAGGCTTGCACAAATTTAGTTTCCATTAAACTTGCCTCCATTCAGCGCACATGGGCATCCTTCGGCGGTACACGGCGCGCCGGGGGCTTTATGGTGAATTACTTGAATTCCATTGCACGCACATTTCGGCGGCTCCGCTTGGGGTACGCTGGTGGGGGCGGGTGGAAGTGGTTGCCAGTGCGTCACGTCTGAGCAGCTATAATCGGGGTTCGGATAGTACAGTGTCGGCCAGCGCCCAGAACCTTTACTGAATATGCCAACACCCTGTCTTCCGTTGGCCGTGATTATCCAATACTGCCCAGACTTCTTCGGCAGGCCATCTTCCACGCTCACCCAGCCGTTCGCCTCCCCTGTGCTGGCTGGGGTCGCCAACTTCAAGGCTTTTCTCAGTTTTGCATGGAGCACGTATATCGGCGTGCATTCTGACCCTTCGTGGTTTTCGCAATCGCCTGAGCAGTCTTCACAATGAACGGGATGTTCCTGCAGAACGAGTACACCCTTGCAAACGTGGCATGTCTCCATCGCGTCTAATAGCTCCGTGGCAGCATCAATCACGCTCTGAGGCGGCGAGCAGGCTGGGGTGATGAAGGGGCGGAGCGATTGCACAAGATATTCTTTGCTGCTTGCCCGTATCCACTGGCCTGTTACTGGATTTTCAGTTAATAGTTTCCGCGCGATCTCTTCCAGCTTCGGCGTTCCCTCGGGGGTAATTCTTTGAAACGATGCCCTGGTGCGATCCATGTAATATTGCGCGTCATCTTTGCAGAATGGGCCGAACTTCTGTCTTTCGCCGTTGCGTGGATCAGTGGCCCAATAATGCCAAAATCCTTCGCGCTCCTCGAATAACTCCCAATCCTCCGGCCCCTCTCCGGCTACTGGGTTCGGCTCTGCGGGTTCGTGAAGCAACTCTTCTTGTTTTTTCAGATCACTCATGGAATTGGATCTCCTTAGTTACGGTCTGACAGGCTCTTCCAGCCTGGAGTATGACCATTGCCGACACAATATCCCGCGACGCTACAAGGCCACATTCGGGACAACTATGCAGACGGTCACTTAGTTTCTTCGGAACGGAAGCACCACAGGTACAGGTTTGCGAAGTGCCTCTTGGATTCACTTTCACGAAGACGCGCCCGGCACTCTCAGCCTTGTACGCTAGTTGCGAAAGAAAGGAACTCCATCCTGCATCGTGGATTGATTTGGCGAAACGGCCCTTTGCCATCCGCGATATTTTCAGGTCTTCGACGGCAATGAGCTGATTGGCGTTTACGACCTGGCGTGACAGTTTATGGTGAAAGTCGCTGCGCTGATTGCGAACCGCAACGTGATGCCGCGCCACACGGGCTACGGCCTTACCCCGGCGCTCGCTGCCACGCTTGCAGCGTGATAGGTGACGCTGTGCTCTGCGGAGCTTCGCCTGTGCCTTACGGAAGAACTGCGGGGCTGCTACGGTTCTGCCATCGGAGAGGGCGACGAATGATGCCAGGCCAACGTCAATGCCACATTCGCCCGAAACAGCCGGCAGGGTATTAACTGCCACGTCGCAAACCAGAACCACAAACCAGTGCGAACCTTCCCGCTTAATCGTCGCTGTCTTTATTTTGCCCTCGATTGGCCGGTGCAGGTTGATGCGGATGAGAGGACAGCCCTGAAGGCGCAGCTTATCGCCGCTGACATCAAAGCCATTGCCATATTTGGGGTAGCTAATGCTGCTGAATCTGCGTAGCGAGCGAAAACGCGGGGAACCATTCCCACGGCGGAAAAGGGATCGATAAGCGCGATCTAGTCGCTTCAGTACTTCTTCGGCGCACTGAAAATTTGCGATTGCCAGAAGCCCTTGCGCCCGAAGTTCCTTGAGTTGCCGGGACTGCTCATAGAAGCTGACCGATTTACGGCAGGTCTTCCACGCCCCGCGGCGTTCCTCAAGAGCGCAGTTGTATAGGTCGCACGCTTCGCGGAGTTGTCCGGTGAGCCATTCCGCCTGGGCTTGATTGGGATAGAGGCGGTACTTTAGACTGCGCGGCTTGCTGCTATCGCTACTCATGGGCGTCAACCTTTCTGCATCCACATGTTGGCTCCAGTGTGTCGCCAGCATGATCTTCCAGCACATTACCGTGTGGGCATCTCGGCAATGGATAATAAGTTTCTGCGAACTCAATCGCATCCTTCAACCGTTGAATTGCGGCCCGCTCTCTCCGCTCTTGTGTCGCGCTCATGGGGTCCCCCTAGCGGGGGCTAAATACTGGCAGCCATTGGCATTGCACTTGCTCCGCTCAACACACATCACATCCGTCATCCTGGTTGAACGGGAGCGGACAGACGGCGGAGAAGTTCCTGCCGATAGTCAAACCAAATGTCCCCGCGTTCTGTTCTAAACTTGCTCAGCAATTTGTTCATTATCCATAGCGGAAGCGGTTGCGGGTTCGTAAGTTTCGGCAAATATGTCTGGTTTGCATGGGTAGCGTTCGCCTTGAACGCCAGTGATGATCCAATCGCCAGCCGTTACATCTTGGCAGGCTTCAATCGTCCGGATTACTGGTTTGCGTCCAATCTCCCCCGGCGGCCAGTACACTACCCCGCCAACCTCTCCCATGTGTGGGAACCATTGGAACGCCTTAACAACCACTGGCTTCTTTCTGAATTGCTTCTCCATAGCGGACACGTCTTTCATCTCGTCACCCCCAAAATCTAAAAATCTTTTTCATCTACAGTGCATGGCCCGTGGTTCGCCTGGCTCGGGGTCCCTGCCCGCAATCAGCCGTGCTCCGTGGCTACTTCGCTGGTGCGCTCAAAACAACTTCAACCCAGCCAGCGCAAGGAACTGCGATTCCATCTGTGTACGCTCGTCGCGGTCATTCCATGTGCAAATCTGTACCGCTGGGAAAACCTTTCCAGTTGCGGCAGCCTTGTTGATTTCGTCAATGCACATCTGCCACTGGCCGTAAGGGATCTTCCGTGCTGGCGCAGTCTTGTCCCATATCGAATGCGCTGGATCGTTCGGGTTGTGGTCATCAAAGCCGTCAAAGATGCACGGAATCTGGATAGCGTCTTTTTTGGCGAGATAAGATTCCATGTACTGCCGCGGTGCGTCCGGCGAGCCGAAACCGTTCACCCAGGCATAGCTGCCGGAGCAATTTGCGGGAACCGAGTATTGCGACAGTACCGTCAGGTCAGGATTAGCTTTTGCAAAAGCCGACACGTCCATCTTCGCGTTGGACCAGCCAAATTCCCAGATGACCGGCTTGCCGGCAATATTCGTGTAGTTCGGCATCGGAAGATACTTCTGCCGGATGTAGGCCAGCGCGGAGTTGAGAACCGAGATGTGGTCGCCGGTAGCCCATTTAAACGTGCCTGAGTCGATCATGATGGAAAACTCCATCCCAAGGGCAGCGCAGGCAGGAGCAAGCAGTTTTGTGAATCTGTCGGTAGGCCTGGCGAAGTCATTAGCATCAGGGCCGTACCAGTCAACCACGAAGCCGTCTATTCCTACCGCATGGGCCGCAAGAACTTGATTGCGCACCGTTCGCGGATCGTCAGACTGGCAGACGTTCGCCATGTGCTTTGTACCGTCGGCGCCGTTAAACCATCCCTGGCAGTTGGCCAGCAGTTTTGTTCCTGCCGGTAGCTTCGATTTGAGATTAAAGAACGTGCCCTGCGCTGCAAGCTGCTGCTGCGCTTTCAAGAGTTGCGCGGCAAGCGATTGATCGTCGGCAGTGACCACGGCGAGTTGACCGGTCAGCGCTTGTACCCGACTGTTAAGTGAGTCGATGGTGGCTTTGTCTTGGACTTGCGTGTTATCGAGTGCCGTTGCGTTGTCGATGATCGTCTGGGATTGCTGGTTCATGCTGCTCCTTTTTCTGTGGGACTGACGTGTTCCGCAAGTACTGGGTTCTGGGTACCTACCCTGTCGTCACCGTTTCTTGTGGCTGCTCTACGGGTGTTGAGTTGGAATGGTTCTACGATCGCGCCTGCGATTCCTGACCGTTGGAGAATCGTCGCATCGCTATTGCTGTAGGCAATCAGAACCGAAGGACCGCCAGCGTTGTATGCCGATCGGCTTCCGTCTGGTAGATAGAAATTCAATCTTCCTTTGAGAAACAGCAGCGCCTTGGCGAACGGCCAAATCCAGGTCTGCCAGAAATCGGTTTCCGTCCTCGCGAATGTGAGTGCAATGCCGCTACCGTGTTGAGCCATGTGCTCCATCCACGGCCCGATCTTGTCGCCATAGGGTGGATTCAGCCATACTCGGCCAACCCAATCCGCGGTAAGTCCGTTTTGTGGAAGTGCGATGTGGTGTCTGGCCGTAGGGAATGGACGGGGCTCAGGGCATGCGCACGGATCCAGGTCAAATTCACCGAGCGGGTGCAGCAGTTGCGGAGGTGTCAGCCACAACTCGTGACGGCCATTGTTGGCCATCGTGTGACCGCCGATCCCTTTGCGGTTCATGCTGCTTTCTCCTTCGCCTGTAACTGTTTTGCTCTGGCCTTCAAACACAATCTGCTTCCGGTGTGAATCTTCAAACTTCCTCGCAGTAAGCCGCAAAGAGGACACGGTAAAATCTGCGGGCGAGGGCCGCGTCCATTGGTCATTGCCTCTGGCGCTTGCGCGTAATACCTCGCCCCGATTTTGCCGAACCCCTGTGACGTCACGCTGCTGTTGCCTGTGTCCCTTCTGCTGCCGGTGGTTCGATCACGTCTGCCGGTACGTCCGTTGCTGCCGCCTCGACTGCTGGCTGCTCATCCTTGAACGGCAGAATCTCCTGCAGTTCACCGTGACTCATGGCCGCGACTTTAACGATCTCGCCGGTGTCCAGCCGCACGATGGTTTTCTGTGCCGGTGATGGGTCGTGGTAAAGAACCCTGCATTCGATGTTTCGGTACTCGTATCCGCTGTTGAACCTTCTGGCGAGTGAACTGGTTTCAGCCCGAAGGCTGGCTATGCGTTCGCCGAACTGAGCGACGACCGCCTTTTTTGATTCCTCGGCTTCTGACATTTCCGAAGTCTTGCGCGCCAGGTCGGTTGCGAATTCCTTCATCTCTGGTTCGCTGAACACGTACTTCAGAAACTCTTTTACGATTGCACTGCGATTGGTATCTGCCATTTCGTTTCCTCTCTCGGTTAAAAGTTGTTGTCTGCTTCTGGAATTCTTGCCGCTGCTCGTACCGGTGATGCACCGATTGCGCGCGCCAGTAACTCAGGCACGCTGGCCGCGTACTCTCTGACCTCCAATTCCACGCGCTCCGGAAGGCCGTAATCTTTCCTCGCGTTTATGTTGATTACCTGGGCATCGTCGTTGAAGATGATTCCCGTGAGCGAATCTTCGGCAGCGCGAACCAACTTGCTCAGGTCGGGCTTGACCACGTGGCATGTGCGCTTCTTCGGGACTGACGGCGGGCGCGCGAAGTAAAAAGTGAATGACACTTCTACCGGCTCGTGCTTCATAAAAACCAGATCACCGAACCCAGCAGCGGTCCGCGCGTTCATTGCAGCTTTTGACACTTCCTGCCGAAAAGACTTCAGGTCTTTGTTGTCGCTGGTAAGTACCGGACGCTTCCAGCCCTTCGGTGTGAAGGCGCGCACCGAACCTTGTGGCTCGGGAGTGCAGTAAACGCAGAGGGAGATGCGGCGGGTCACGCTGCGGCCTCCGCTCTCTGCTGCGGATACTCGCTGTGCTCGAATCCGTCCAGCTTGCGGCCGGCCGCTTTCTTGCCGATCCTTCCCATCCATGCCCCGCCGTTCTTTTTCCACCCAGTTTCGACCATGCCGTTTGATTCGCGCCCGGAGCGATAGCCAGCGCCGAACGTTTTTCCATCAGCGCTGAAGATGAGATCGTGAGTTGATTTCTCGTGAAGCTCGGAACCGTCAGGCTCGTTTGTGAGGTCTGCAAATTCTCCCCACTGCTTAAAGAAAAACGCCACGCCAGCGGCTTTGCATTGATCTCTCAGGCTGCGCGCCCAATCCGGATGCATCGGTCTTGCCCCTGGCCCTGATTCGCCTCCAGCAACTACCCAGTTGAGCCCAGGCCACGGCTGGCCGCTCGGGGACTTGACTGGCTCAAGCAGAGTAAAACCGCCGCGATGAAGATCAATCGGCCCCAGCAGCGGCTCTGCGCTGATCCACCGCGTCGCTGCCGGTGTCTGCAAGAGCAAGGGGATGCGCTCGTCGGCGGTAGCTTGGTTCTCGCAGGAAACACCGAGCCAGATATGCTTCTGCGGCCACGTGTTCGGATAGAGAGGGCCAAAATCCCGCGTCATTGAATTCCACCGCGAAAGAAATTCCAGCATCCGCTTCGGTCGCTTCGTCAGTACCTGGAACACGTGCTGCTTGGCTTGGCACATCACTTTGAAAATCTTCTGAACGCACTCGTCGCTTAGTTGCTCATGAAACAAATCGCTCATCGAGTTCACGAAGATTCGCCGCGGCTCTTTCCATTTGAGTGGATCGTTCAGATGTTTTTCGACAAAGGCCACCTTGCCGGTCCATTGCGGGTGCCCGTTGGTGATCTTCGCCAGCCCGTCATAGGCCTGCCCTTTGCCGCTAAACCGAATCGCCACCCGTTCGGCGTAACAGTTGCGACAGCCATCGCTTACGCGCGTACAGCCACGTATCGGATTCCAGGTTGCATCCGTCCATTCGATACTTGAGTTCTGCGCCATCACGCTACCGCCCTTCTTCCTGCTCCGCTCGTTCGCACCGGGAACCTGCCCGATAGTTGCCGCCGTGGATCCCACTCGGCTGGGCTGAGTCTCAACTCGGCAATAGTCCGGCTGAGAGTATTTCTGTGAATATTCAACTCCCTTGCTGCTCGGCACTGATTACCGTTACAGGCCCGCAGAACGTGGACGATGAATCTCTTTTTTGCTTCGCGGACAAATTCTGAATAGAAAATCCCGTTTGAATACGTTTCGGCAATCAGCACCGCTAACTGGTCTTGGGTTTGAAACGGGCGCTGGGTTGACATTTCATTTTCGTTGGCTGGTCTGGTAGATTGGTTCATGTAACGTCCTTTCTCGGATTCGCAAATGAGCGCGGCTGCTGAACACAGTTCGCGCTCGGTTTTTTACTCTGGGAAATTGCTTTGGTTCGGATCGTCCAACTGTTTCCGCAAGGTAGCTACAACCCACTCCGCATCGCTTCGTGAAAGCTGAAGTTCGGAATTGAAGTTAAATGGGCTTCCCTGGTGGACAGTGAAGCGAATGCCTTCGTCGGGATATCCAATCCGGCCGATAATCAGGCCCATCCCTTTCGCAAGCGTTAAATCCTTGTAGTCACTCATTTCGGTTGCACCTGATTTACCAGTGCGGCCCATTCCTGTTCGCTGCACATCTCCACATTGCGAACACGAAGACCTCGGTATCCCGTTTCGCAATTCGGGCTATTGGTCCTGTGGTCGCCTTCGAGTTTGTAGAGCACATCGAAAACTCCATCATGGTCACCGTGCTCTACCGCGCCGGAGTACCGGCAATCAGGGCAAAAATATTGCTGCGTCATTTCGTTTTCTCTCCAGTCGGTAACAGGAACCGCGGATTCGAAACCACGGCCTCATGTAGTTTTGGCAAGATGTGTTCCGCGATCGTTCGTCCGTCATGCGTCACTACGTACGGCATGATGATTTCTTCTATCGCCAGCACACCGGAATCGGCCGCTTCAAACATCGCCTTTAGGTGCCAGTGGAGAACGCGCCAGACTCGTCGCTGCTCCTGCTCGATGCCTTTGTTTTGGATTTTGTAACCGCGCGAATCTTTCTCCCGGCAGTGAGCCAGAACACGGATGTGGTACGGCTTCGACTGAAGCGTTACCAGGGCTTCAAAGCCTTCCATGGGTGGTTGGCTGATGGTCATAACGCCGGTGCCTTTGTGCTCGTAGATCATCTTGCGAATCTGCTCTTGCGACCGCGAGATGGGTACTTCCGTGCCTTCGTATGCCATCAGGCTTTTTCCTCCGGTGCTTTCTGCAATCGGTCAAGGCACTCACGGCAAATTCTCTTGCGGCTCTCGCTCAATTTGTCCCAGAAATCCATTGAGCCACCGCCCTGCTGCGAATACTCATGGCCCCAAAGCCACATCGCAATTACCGCTGGCTTGTGAGGATTTAGATTTCGTTGGACACGTTCTTTTTCCGTCACGGTCTCTCCTCGCGTGGTGTGAACTTCTCGGCTAGTGCAACCGCTTCGGCTTTCTTGGCTGCCAGTTCTGAATCTGACGGGCTGTAGGCTGAAGGAAACGGCTTCCCGGCACTGTCGATACCAGGCAGCTTCTTTTCTAATCTCTCGAAAAGCTCTTTGTCTGGAATCTCCGGCGCCGCGGCCAACTGTTTCATCGGCGGTGTATATACATTGCCGTCGTACTCGATTCGAACGCAGTAGCAATCAGTCATGGCGCGAAACTTTCTGCCTGGGCGATTCGGGTTCTCCTGTTCAACCGGACGAAAGCCGGTCCCATTGCAGTCAGCACACTTGGGATTTTTAGTCTTCCGTGGTTTGTCGTTGGCCTCCGGTGCGCTGCCGATGATGTCTGCCGGAGCCGGTTTAAAATTTCCTCGCTCCGACGCCATGTACCGGACCACCCCTTCGCGCATCTGTGCCGGCGAAAGGTCTTTCAGGGTTTCCTTCCACACGCGAGCCAGGGGGGTCGGAGCCATTTGTCCGTTCGACTTCTGCGACAACTCCATTCCGTACTGCTCCGCGATCGTGTCCATGATTTCCATGAATGCGATCTCCCAATGTGAGAGATACAAGCGCTTCACGATTTCTAGTTCGCTTTTCGAGTTGCCGACTTGTATATCCGTTGCCATTTCCGTTTCTCCATTTGCGATCTGTAAACCAGAACCGGGTAGGTGAGCCGCCGTGATCAATCTCGTCTCGGGCCCGTGCAATCAAATATTCCGTGGCCGACGATTTAGTCTTGCCTTCAAACTTCACGCAGAAATCTATGGCGCTGGCAATCGCTTCCAATAGCCCCGGCTCGCGTGGTAAGCAGAGTTCTTCGGTGACCCGATGTGCGAAGGAAATTGAGGGGAGATCTTCGGGTAAATTTTCAGTACCAGAACAGGGAAGATTTCCGGCGGGCTCCCCCGGTAAAGGTTCTATGTTCTTACTGGTAATACTGGTACTCCTTATAGGCGATGTCGTTTTACCGCCCTTTATGGAGCTTTTTACCGCCCTTTGTGGGTCACCATGGGGTGCCGTTTTACCGCCCTTTTCATCCTTATATATAGTGGTATTCGTACCGCCCATATCGAGGGGTATTTGCCGCCCTTTTCCGGCTTGAATTTTGAGCAAATAGCCCTTGGTTTTTCCCCGCCCTTTTTCGTTCACCACGCAGGCTATGTAGCCGTCTTTTTCTAGCCCACGCAGATCCCGCTGTACCGCCCTGCGATCCGTGCCAACATCCGACATGAGGGTATCGACCGACGGAAAGCAATTCATGCCATCGCCGTCGGCGTAGGTGGCTAAAATGACCATAAGAAACTTTCGCCGCGTTGGTTTAATCCGTAGTTTTCTGGCGCACGAGATCAACTCCAGTCGCTCGCTTGGCTTACTACTCATTCACTTCACTCCCTGGGGTTTATTGCTTGCATGCTGCATGATCTGGTGACAATGGGAAGATCGAAATTCGGTCCCTTCCATCGTGTCTGTTTTGCGCGGTCCATGTTGTTTGTGGGCGAGTTCGCCAAAGTTCCAACCTACATACCGTGGGCATGCCGGATGGTGCTTCTTTGCTTCACACTGGCCTTTGGCGCGCAAGAAAACATCCATCCGAAGGCCGAGTATGTCCTCACCAAACAGCCGCACCCTGCCGCCCTTGGTGATGTAGCTGCGTTCATCCAGACGACCTGGGAATGGTGTCCTCGGGATCGGCTTCGAGTGCTTCACGCCGCGCTTCTTCCGCTTTGCGCCTGCAGAATGGCGAGCAGTACTTGTTGCCGTTCGCGTCAACGAATGCGAACTTAGTGACGACCTCCGCGCAGTGAGGGTAAGCGCACGTGAATTGCTCTTCGTCCGGTTCCATCGCATTCCTTTCTGGATCACTCGGCGACCTCGCCTATGTCCGGCAGTTCGTAGAACTCACCAATACCGCCTGGAAGTGTTATTTCAGCGCCTTCAGGAAACTTCTTCTTGGTGGACTGGCTCTGCAAAAAACCGCCGACGATCTTGAACTTTGTGCCTCCGATAAATTGCAGGTTCGCTCGTCCTAGAGCCCGACTGTTGAAGTGGTAAACCTGGCCTTCCTTCAACATACTGGCCGCGATCTTGGTTGCTTCGTTTCGGTTCACGCTGCTTTCCTCGTCTTCTTCCGTGCGGCCTGTACTATCTCAACCACACGCGCACACTGCTGTTCGTCAAAGGCGCCGATATGACACCGGTCTTCCGGTAGTTGCATCTTGCGGGAGAGCCAGACATATGCGCCGGTCCGGCCCCATCCTCGTTCTTTGATCATTGCGTCGAACTCATCGTGCGCGGCGATCCGCGCCTTCTTGCCGGCGTCGTTTGTCGGTGTACCGAGAGGTCTGCCGTCCGGATGGGCTCCGTGGACCACTCGGCAATCGGGATAGCGCGAGCAGCCCCAGAACTTCCGTGGCTGTCCGTTCGCGTAACTGAAACGCCTGGTCTCCCTGAGCACCATGTTCGATTGGCACTCAGGACAGACTGGCGCGATGATGGTTGCTGTACTCATGGGTTTACTTTTTGAATAGATCGCCGAGAGGTACGCCCTGTACTTCAGGCTTTGCCGATGTCTTTTCTGCATCCTTCGCGGCTTGCAGATTGGTGGCTACTGACTGCATTTCGGCCAGCATCTTGTTGACTTCTGCCGGGCTGCCGCCCATCACATAGGCGCTGGCTACTTCCGGATCGAGGACGTAAATCTTTTCGTGCAGTTCCTTGAACCGGGAGAAAGTGGAATTCTTTTCGCGCGCCTCTTCGAGGTTGGCAGCTTCGTTGTATTGGGCTCGTGGCGGCTCGGGGCTCGTGTCTGAGGCGCGACGGATGTCAGTGGGTAGCTCCGATGCTACCGTGGCTACAGCGGCCTCGTGGCGGGAAGTATCAGGCGGTATGTCCATAGCTTCTTCAGCGATAGAAAGACCGCGCAGAGCATCAGGGAACTTGTCGCGTAGCGCGAAACCCCTGGGGCGCATCTGTAGCATGCGGTCGGGGTAGTTCGTCCATGGACCGGCTTTCTTCCAGAGTCCGGCGGTCTTGGCGTCGGACACGCTGAATTTGACGGTGTGTAGCGCATGTCCTCGCCTCTTGATCTCACAGACTCCAGTCTTGTTATCGCCGGTGCCTTCAAAGTATTCATTGATGGATTCAAAGGCTGGATGAACCATGACGATTGCCAGCGCAGAATCGCCCCAGATCGACGGACGCCCGTTAATCACCGCGATATTCTGCAAAGCGGCCATCGGCGGCAGACCGACTTCGGCACCCATCTGCATTGCGATGAAGCAATTTTCCGGCTTGTCCTTGTAGTCTTTCGGCGCCAGATCGCTTCGGGCAATCGCGGTCGCCATCCTCCAAGCTTCATCGAAGCCGCTGAGGATAACGCCGAACCCGACCGGAACCTGAGGCCGAAGTATCTGCGGCTGCGGTTGCTCGGCGGCGACAAGGGCTGTGGTAGTTTTTTGGGTTGGGGCCGCTTCGGCGCGGTTGGTAGCTGGTGCTGTGGCCATGGCTGAGTCCTCTTTCGGTTTGTCGTTGTGTGAATTCATAAACTTCTCTATCTGCCGGTGGGGCTCGACACCCACTGTGTAACTCCTGCGCCTCTAGGTCTTCCCAAGCTTGCACGTTGCAGGGTCTTTGATTGTGAGAGTTACCGGAACTTCATGTGCGCTTGTTCCCGCACTTCCCGCGTGTCCTTCCACGCCGCGGCAGAAAACTAAAATCTTTAGACCGCGGTGGCAAGGTGAACCTTGCGGCCGTCGATCTTGTTCCTGATGTGCTGGTGAAACCATTTGCCCGCGCTCGGTGCTGCCTTGAATTCGGCATACTGCGCCGGGGTGATTGGATAAGCGTGCGTTTGCCCGCCGTTCCGGAATACCAAATGCAACTCGCCATCGTGGTACCCCTGATGGGTAAACATGCTGCTGTCCTTGATTTCGTGCATTTCCATTTCATTTCTCCTTCGTTACGTTCTTGCCCGTGGGATTTAAGGGCGACAATTTACAAAAAGCGTTGATACAACTTCCGTCGGTCAGCGGTGCGCCACACTCTGGACATACCGGCTTGGGCTCAGTCACTGGTGGCCTTTTTGCCGTGGTGGTGCTCCACGTACTGTTTGGCCATCGAGTACAGCTTTCGCTTGCTGAAGCCGCGATGGTCGATCAGTAGCTTCTCAATCCGTAACTTAATCGCCAGTTCGCGTTGCGCCTTTTTTAGCTTGTTCACTTAACCTCTCCGTGGTGTAGTGACCGGATCCGCTTTGCAGCCAGACGCATTAAAACGGCGCTTCATGGCTACCGCATAGGTGTTGAGCCCTGCCTGGTTTACCTTGAGGACCGTCAATGGCACCTTGCCCGATGCCACATCCTTCACCAGCAGCAGGAAGTTCGCGTCATACTCGGCTGAACCTTCTTCGCCGATGACCCAGCCCTTCCAACGATTGCTCTCTGTCAGACCTTCTGTTTGTGGGAGACTTGACTCGACGATCACCGGCGCACTCCAGACTTGCTGAACCGGTTCGGCGGGCGCGGAGATGATTTCTTCGGCCAGGGCTACATTGCCCATCTGTTCGGCTTCGATTGCAGCGTTGAGGCGGTATTCTTCCTGCCGCTTGCGCTCTTCTTCTTGGGCCTGGGCATCCGCAATAGCCTGAAGGCGTCTCTGTTCGGCTAGACGCGCGCGCTCGGCTTCCTGTGCGAACTGGGTTCGGGCATTACCCAGTAGCTTCTGAACTTGCTCGGCTGGAGTGTCGCCAGAATTGAACTTGGCTGAGAGTTCGCGATGGAAGTTGAACCGGCGGGTCAACTCTGGCCGGAATGTGGCTTCCAGATCGTCACGGTAATCCTTCACCCTGATCAGTAAGTCGCCGGCCTGAGCGTATCTTTCCGGTGTGTTGACCGCGATCTTCAACCCGATTACACGGCCGTCTTTTATCTCGGCAACCGTGGCGAGAAACTGCTGCGTGCGCGCCAGGGCCATGCTGCGTTTTTGCTCTCCGGCGTCCGGTGACTGGATTTCCGGCGGTGCCGGTACGGTGGTCAGATTGGTTTCGGCTGGAACGGTGGACATTACTTCACCTCGTGATTTCGTTTGTCTAATGAAATGCAGAGCGCACTCTGCCAAACTCTTAAATCTTCGGGATAGAAAACTTTGCTCTTCGGGTCGTCGCTGGTATGCAGCACAGCGTCTCGGTCTTCAAATAACTGCGGGATGATGCGCAGCATTGGTGCTGACAGAATCCCGCGCACCTGTTCCGGTGTGAGCGTGAATGGAAAGTGACCGGCGCGAATCGCTGCCTTAATTCCTTCCTCGTACGCGCATGTCTGTAACCCCCAGGAACGCTGGCCAGGACCGGAAGCATTCTTGATGTCCACGATGGCCCAGCGCTTGCCAATCTGCCCGATGGAATCAAACTGGCCACCAAACGGCATGCCGTACAACTCGAAAACGTAGCGGCCTTCGTTGATTACCGGGATGTAGCCGGTGTCTCGCCTGAATTTCTTGTAGCCTTGCAGCCGCAGCCGCACTACTTCCGGCAGACCGGCTTCCCAAACTTCCATCACTTCAGGCGATAGCGTCTTTTGGTCTTCATCCCAGAAGTGGGCCGCTTGGTGTACCAGTTTCCCGATCTGGCGTTTGCGCTCAAGAGCCAGCGGGTTCGTTTGTTCGACGATCGCGTAGTTAGAAAACCCAAGCTCGGACAATACCTGTGTGACGCTCGGTACCACGCGACCGCTCGCCGTGTAAGCGTGATTCTTCTCGTCGAAATCGAAGGCTATCAAGGGGCTAACCACGGACTCGACTCCTTCGATTTCTAGCTTGCTGGCTCACAGTCGCCCAGCGAACATTGCCGGGTTCGTAATGACCATCGTTGTTGATGCGATCTAACTGCAAACCTTTTGGGCAATCGCCAAGTTCGGCGTAAAACTGTTCAAAACTGGTAAAAAGAAAACGTATGCCGCGGCCACCGTAGTCTTTCCAGCAGATGCGGCGCGGGTCGGTGCACCGGCTCTTAGCTTCTTTGTATCTGCCATATTCAGAGGTGTAACTCATGCGATGTGTGCCGCAATCACACCCGCAACTCGTGGTACTTCTGGAGCGGCGAAGGAGGCTTGCAGCAGCAACGTAGCTCATATTGCCGCAAGCACAGACACACAGCCAGACAACCACACAGCCTTCATGGCGGCCCCTGCGACCGGCTGGCCATACCGCCGTCAACTTCCCAAACTGTTGTCCGGCTATATCGGCAAAGCGCATAGCTCTGTGGTGCTTCACGCGAATGGCTTGAGCGGTTGACATGGCTACGCGGTGACCAGCTCTCTTGTTTCGGTGAGCCACAGGGCTGCGCGACGTGATTGCTCGGCGTAGAGAATCGGCAGAAGGCGCTCGCGGCGCCGCCAATCGTTTTCGCCCAAGTCGCGGAATTCAGTTTCGGCCAAGTAGGACGGATGGTTTCCGTAGTCTGGTGAAGGTAAATTCCACCAGGAGGCATGAACGACCAGGAGGTGATGAGCGGCGTTTGCAGTCTCGGCTGCCATCTCGCCGCGGTACGAGTGATCTGCTGTGGGGAAACCCACGAAGCAACAGCAGGAATTGAATGACAGTTTGCCGTCTTCGGTGTGGGCGATCAGCGCGGCCAGTGTTTCGTCGTTGTATGCTGTCTCTAGATACTTCTGAATGTTTGCGGTCATAATCCCCTTTCAGGTTTGGTTGAAAGCCCGTAACCGGTTTCGGTCGGCCACGGGCCTTGTCGAAAAACCAAAGTTGCTATGGCGTTATGTTCGAGGGCCGCTTTTCACTTCTTCGGCCCGCATGGTGGCCTCCTCTCTTTGTTTCGACCTGCGTGGATAAACAATCGACATCGACTGCAAAGAAAACGGAAATTCTTTTCCGCAGTCGATACAAACTCTGTACGTCCCGGTGATGAGCGCTGCCGGTGTAAGCGCGGCTGACGTTGGGCGGTTTCTTACCGGAGTAATCGGCACGGTGAGGTTCCGGTGGTGACAACCGAAGATGCGCGACCACAGGCTCATGCGACGGTTACCTCTTGGGCTTGTGCGGCCTTTTTGAGCCCTTCCAATTCCTTGAGTGCGGCATCACGCTGTTTTTCGGCAAACTCTAACTTCTGCGTGACAAAACACATGGTCGTGCAAAGGGCCTCGTGGGTGTCTTTGTACGCTGCTGCAAACTTGATAAGCCCCTCGCGGACGTGGGCGATCCGCCTCTCGTGGCAACCCGAGCGCCCGCCACTCGGCAGGGTCGATACAATCTCACGTGCTGCGTAGGCCGGGTCTGGTGGCAGAACGCTTTTCACCTGGAAGCCTCCATCATCAGTTCCCAAAAGAACCAAATTCCCATAGCCATTAGCGCGGCCACATAAGCAGCGTTGGCCAATTTCTCCGACAAGGTGAAGGGGTTCATGAGGCTTTCTCCGACGTGAGCGCTATCACGCGGTTAACTGAATGCAGACAGCGCCGGTATGCCGCTAGGCTTTCTTTCAGGGCGCGCATGCTTTTGAGGTACGCGGCATCATGGAACGCGTGATTTGGCCGCGTCTCGCTGTCGATGTAGCCCTCTGTACATTCAATCGCAACCACAAAACCTTGAGCGATTACCTTCAGTTCGTCAGTGCGGACGATTGCTCCAACCGGGCAAGATTTCATAGCCCCACCACGATTTGAAAGAAGACAGCGCCGATAGCGGCAAGAGCCACAGAACAACCGAAGCCAAGAGCAAAGACGAACCAGAGAGAGGCGCGGGGGGTCATTGGGCCTCCAATTCTTTGAAGGCATTGCGCTGCTGAGTTTCAAGGTAGGTGGTGATGCGACGGAGTTTTTCCCATACCACGGTCGATGTCCGGTAGGTCGCGAACCGGGCTTTCTCGATGATGCTCAAAGCATCAGAAAGATTTTCGACTTCTTGAACGGCGCTGGTGGTTGTCATCGGCAGGAACTCCAATCGTTCGGTTGGCTGCTGGTTGTTGCTGGGGAGAGATCGACGGGTGACTCAGAACCTCAGACTGCGCGACCTATCCCCAACTTTTTAAAAATCATGCAAATACCAATGTCTCTTTGAAATAACCCTTCAACTCAATCGCCTTCAGCAGATTGCTGACGCGCCCAGGATCAAGGCTCATCTCTGCGGCTATCTCGTTGTTTGCCGGTCTCCGGCCTCCGCGCTTGCGGGTCATGTGTTTAAAAACCTCAAGGAACTCGCGCTCTTTTTCGGTGAGCTCGTGCTGCGGTGTAGGTAGTTTTGCTACTTTTTTCATGGGTGCTTGATGTCCTACAAGATACCTTGAACGTGCTAACAATATCCCCTCAATTTTACAGTGTCAAGGGAAATTTCAATCTTTTTTACAATTTATTGTTGCAATCACCGGTACAGTGTATTACATTGCATTTACAACACGGTACCTTGCTGCACCGTGAACAGTGCAGTAATTCAGGTAAGTGAATGAAGAGATTGAGAATAAATAGATGAGAACCGTTTTTCTGGATTACGACACTCGGACGCGCAACAAGACGCTGCGTTTTTGCGTGAGGTGCCAGAAAGACATCAAGCTAGAAGCCAAGGCGAGAATTGTTCGTGTGACGCCGGAGGCCATGGTGATTCACCCGGAAGACGTGCAGGCTGGCATTGGCGAAGACTTCCTGATTGGCGTAGACTGCGCGCGAAAAATCGGTATGGAGTTCTCAAGGCCAGAATTGCCATGATCGAGAAGATGCCCCAACTCGTAGACCAGAAGGTAGCCGCCGAGATGCTGGCGGTAACCCCTCACACCATGGAGCGCTGGCGCTATGAGGGTGTAGGACCGGAATACATAAAAATTGGCTCTGGCCGCCGGGGGATCGTGCGCTATGATGTGCGAGTTCTCTTGGCGTTTATCCGGGCGAACACCCATGTGCCTTCCGTGCGGGCCGCACAGGACAGCGCATGAAACTCTACAAGAAGAAGAAATCGCAGTTCTGGTATTACGACTTCGCGGTGGCAGGGAAGCGCTACCGTGGTTCAACTGAGGAAACGAACCGCAACCGGGCCACCACCATCGCCTCAATCAAGATGTCGAAACTGATTGATGCCGGTGATGATCCGATACCAAAAAAATCACCGACTCTCGACGAACTGGCCGTAAAGTTCCTTGGCTTTGTTGACCAGAGTGGCCGGGAGTCAAAGACAAAAACTTACTACAAAACGGGATGGCGCTTGCTGGAATCAGCTTCGCTTCGCAATATGCAATCAACTCCACTTCGCAATATGCGAATCGACGGTATCACGGCAGAAGTGCTCGACATCATTGATCTGCCGGGCTCACCGTCGAACGCAAACTGCGCTCTGCGTACGCTTAGAAGAATGCTTAGGCTGGCTGAAGGCTCTTGGGGGTTAATACGTAAAACCCCGAAGTTTGTTCTGCGGGCCGAGCAGGGACGTGAACTGTTGTTGGACGAAGTTTGCGAACAAAAGCTTCTGGCGGCCGCTAAAAAACTGAAATGGAGAAAGAAGACGTTCGAGTTATTCCGTGATGTGGTGGCCTTGATGCGCGAGACCGGGATGCGGAACGAAAGGGAACTGTTCCAGGTCCTGATTGAAAATGTCGATCGCAACAAGAAGGTGATCTTCGTACCGGAGAGCAAAACAGCGGCTGGCCGGCGCGAAGTGCCAATCACCAACCGGGCGCTGGATGTTCTAGTTTCCCGGATCGGCGAGCGGCGTGCAGGCTGGCTATTCCCATCGAAGCGCAATAAGACTGGCCACCTTAAAACGATGAACAAGTATTTCCGGATTGCCAGAAGAGCGGCGAAACTCCCTGAGGATCTGGTGCTCTATTGTGGGCGCCACGACTTTGGGACAACGGCGATGAACTTAACCGGCAACCTGGCAATGGTGATGAAAGCGATGGGCCAGAAGGACGTTAAAACGGCCATGCGCTATCAGCACCCAGACACCAACACGCTGCGGGAAGCGATGAACAATCGTGGATCCAGGCAGCAACAGCCCGCAAGGTACCAGTGAAATTCACGGCACACTTTACGGCACACCTTGTTTTTAGTGGTTGAAGTAAATGCTTGAGGGTCAGCGCGATAGAAAGAATTTCAGGCTTTAGATTCACTGACTACGAATCAGAAGGCCGGGAGTTCGAATCTCTCAGGGCGCGCCATCTTCTCAATAACTTGCGGAATTCACGGCTGCGGCACAGATCGTAGTGTAAAGGACTGTGCGCTACGTGAGCTGCTGGCATCTTCTCACCGGAGACCGAAAAAGATGCCAGTACAATCATCGTTGTCAATTCGGCCAGTCTTGATTCGCCGTCGGGCCGCTGCCGGCTCGCTTCGTCCAGATAATCTCGGCCAGTTCTCAAAGCCCCAATCTCGAAGTACACGAGGAGATTAACCCTCCCGAGCTGGCACATTGGTTCTTCAAGAAAGAAATATTTCTCGTTAACACGCCATTAACAAAGTTGGGCTAGCATCGGCGCTACGCTAGGGAAAGGCCGGTAGTGCCGGCGGCAAGTTGCAACAGCAACGTTGGCACCATCCGGTGCGAGCTTTAGCCTTTAGTTCATTCACATCTCCATCTTCATGGGTGCTACGATGCAAATCCGGAGATTCTTCTCATCTGTCAAAAACATTGTGGGAAAGCTTAGCGACAAACTGGCCCTTCGCATCCTGCACCTTTTCCTGAAGTAGCAGCGGCTTACCGGTGTAGATTAATGCGCTAAGATTCGCATCATGACATGGTTTCCTCAGTCGTATCTTCATTGCACCAACGCATCGGCATTTTCACGCGATATTCACATAACTGTCGCGCGGCTTTAACGTGAAATTGCTACAAATATGGTGCATGCAGGGAAATTGCTTTGACACGGTAATTATCTCCGATTTGCACCTGGGTTCCGAGGTCAGCCGGGCAGGTGCAGCCCTTGCTTTCCTTCAATCTATTCATTTCAAGCGACTTATCCTACTAGGCGACATCTTTGCTGACCTGAATTTTCGCCGACTCACCAAAGAGCATTGGAAGTTCCTGGGGCACATTCGAAAGCTCTCCAACCCACGCCATGGAATTGAGGTGGTGTGGGTGGAAGGGAATCACGATCATGGGCTTACAGAAGTAATGTCCCATCTGGTCGGAATTCCTGTGTATCAGGAATTTTCCTGGAACTATTGCGGCAAGCGCCATCTGGCAATCCATGGCCACCAGTTCGATAGCTTTGCCGTGGCGAATGCATTCCTGAGCAAAGTAGGCCAGTTCATCTTTCTGCAATTGCAGAAAATCGATTCCAAGAACCAACGGTTTGCCCGCTACCTGGATCGTCTTAACACAAGATGGTTACGTCTCTCAGAACAGGTGGCACACGGCGCGCTCAGCTACGCAAAACCTGGCAAAGCTGAGCGCATTTTTTGCGGACACACGCATGTTGCGCTGGCCCGGGAGCGGGACGGCGTTGAGTATTACAACTCGGGCGGGTGGGTCGATCAGCGATGCACTTATGTCGCCATCGGCCCGGAAGGAGTTGCCATTCATGAATACGTTACCGAAACTGACAATCGTGATTCCGGCCAAGAACGAATCGCGGCTTTTGCCGACACTCCTGAACTCTCTATGCCGGCAGGATTATGGCCTGATGAAGTGT